TTTTTTGTTTTTGTGGATGTTTGCCCACAATCCAACGATGTTCACATCCAGGCTAAAACTTCGTCCACAGTCACTACACGTGACCACCTCATCAACGTAGACCTCAACAGCTATGTCTTTACTGCACAGGCAGGTGAACTCACAGGTAAAATCAATCACACGTAATTCTGGCATCGACTCAACTCCTCTGTGTTTAGTCTACCAATGCGTCACTTTTTACGAAAAATCACCTACGATACAATCGTAGGTACCATCCCCGTGTCCAATACACGTTGCACTAATGCGAGCACGTATTAAATTGTTGGGACCGCGCTCACTATCGTTGCATGTATGAAAGTCCTGTTCATCTCTATAAAAAGAAGGCCAGATTCTCTCATTCAAATTCGTTAAACTTCTGCGCTCCGTAATGATCGCCTCCATCTCCGCACCGCTGATTTCTGTGTCGTATTCGTCACAAATGAACGCTTCAGGTTTCGACCAGAGCGCAATCCAATCTTCAAGTGTGTTGATATGCTGCTCTGGTATGACGTGCAACGAGAAACACCAACCTGCACTGCTTTTACCGATGTGCAAACGTTCAAAAGATCGTCCACATGCCGGACAAGCCGGTTGTATCGACAGATAGTAATTTGTGCCCACGCTACTCTTCCTTATCAATGTCCCGAAGTGTCTCTATTACCTTTTTTACGTCTTCCAGATTATCAACCCAGATGGCGACTGCCTTGAACCTCTCTAAATCCCGTAATCTCTTTTTTTGTCGCTCTGTTGGTGTATTCCCCGGTTGTTTCACCTCTACATAAAGTGGTATAGCATATTTCAAATAGGACACAGGGACTAAAATTTCAACATCCGGCCACCCGCCTGTGCCGTAACTAGAGCCATGCACTTTTCGGGCGAGACATCCCTGTTTCGTCGCGTAGTTGATGATACGCTCCGTCAGGGATGTCTCACGCGGCATGCACTGTTACCTAAAATTCAATGTCGTCATCATCGGGATCAGGGTCAGTGTCACCGGCATACGTGCCACCGTCCTGTGTGGGATCACCACCACCGGAGGCAGCAGAAGGTACGGAAGGAAAAGCAATGGACGCACGAAACGCCTGAGCATAGGCACGCACGATAGCAAGCATCTCAGGTGTCAGTTTCGGGCCAGGGGCGAATGTTGCCACCATCCCAGGACCGCTACGACGCTCTGTCAGGCCAATCTTCGTGATCAGCCCGTAGCAATGTGTACCCGTAAGTGCGAGCTTTCTCAGGTATTTACGCGCCGGATTCAGCGACGTGCGAGGCAAAACCAACAACGTAGGTGCTTGATTCTCTGGAAAGAGCAAATACAGCACGCGATATTGCTTACACCCGCAGTTAAATTCACCAAAACGGCACTTAAGACAATCACCGCCCGGATTTCCCACCCCTCGCATACCATCTGCAGATGTACAACGTGGAGCTGTAGGTGTAGACGGGTCGTAATTCCCTTCGTAGAACTGACGAATAGGGTGGTGATGAAGCACGATAGCGTCCAGTGTCTCTACTGCACGCTTCTTTCCTTCATCCGTTGGGACCGCATACGTCAATGACCCCGCAGAGGGGAACTGAATACGGTCCAAATCAAAAGGGGAAAGACCATCACCACCATCTAGGCTTGATTCCCGCATCACGTCAACAACAGTCTCAATGTCCATATTGGCGATAGCGAGTGTTTTGATAACGGCAGGCAGGTTGGAAGTCTTCTCAGCCATTGTACTTTGTCCTTAGTGTTTTGCTGCATTATTGATGTGCGTTATACGACTTACGCACCGAATAATCAGTCTACGTGCAAAGCTGCACCAATCTGCGCGCCATCGAAGCCATTGGTAGACCCTGGCACAGTGTGTGTGGCTTCTTGCATGACATTGCAGTCCATGACATGCCGCACGTGGTACGAACCATCGTCGTAGATATCCACAGTCGCAGAACCACCCTTTTTCGTCGCCTCAAAAGTAATACGCTCAACAATCTTCACGGGGAATCTCCAGTAAACTTTCAATAATGTTTCGACGCTGCGCCAATGCACGCCGAATACGGTAGTCAACGGTTTTGTTCGCAACAATGTGATAAAACGTACAATTGCGTGTTTGTCCCGGCCTTGCCAGGCGTTTGATAGATTGTTCGTATTCCTCCAGAGAAAATGTGTAGCTGTAATACACGCCCAGACAGGCACGTGTCATATCGACACCCACGGCACCACTCCGCAGTTGTGCCGCTAAAATGGGTGCTTTACCATGTTGCCAGGCTTCGAGTTCGTGCTTACGACCTGAGAGTTCGCAGCAGCCTCTTCCGAGCTTTTTTGCCACGTCTTGAACGGCTTGAAGATCATACCTGAATCGACAAAAAATAACAATAGGTTCATTTTTATCCAGATCAGTTAGCAGATCAAATAGTACATTTTGTTTTGCTTCATGTATTACCTTTGTCTCGACATGAGCTACATCGTCATCATCAAGGAGTTCTACTGGCATGTGACCAGACGTAAGTTGTTGTAAACGTGTGTAGTTCACAGCCGCATTTGCGGAAGTGACCTCACCGTTGCCAATACGCACGTATAAATCCTCTCGAAGTGTTTCATAAATCTTCCGTGCCCTGGCTGGTAGATCGACAACGATGTCAGTGTGCTGTTCATCAATGTCAAGTTTAGGTGGTTCCACGTGAAACCTGATGGAGTTGATCAACTCCTGCATCTTTGCAACATTTTTATACCCAATGATCTGCCTGTTTTCGAAACCTCCCATCTCAAAAAATTCATCCTGGTGGCGCTTATAACTTGTCCCAAAAATAGTAGGATCAAGAGCGCGATACACACCATATACATCATCAGGTCCATGTGGAAATGGCGTGCCTGACAAACCGAATACTGTTGGTACTTGTGCGCCTAGTTGGTAGCAAAACTTCCCTGTATTCGTGCCAGCACCTTTCGCCCTTTGCACTTCATCGAGTACTAAAAGATCTATGTCCGCTCTCAGTGCAAAGTCCGCAAAATCATCACGCCAAAAACTGTCATAGTTAATAACGAGCACAACAGGTGTGTCGCGGTAGCTCAACAACTGTTGCTCAAGTGTTATTTTTGCTTCACGTGCTTTTACTGCCACTTTACCACTTATAAGCGGTACCACACGTACTTCAAGACCAGCATGGCGCTCGAATTGCACAGGCCAGACAGGTATGACCGCTTTAGGGCACACGATGAGTGTCCGCATGACTTTCTTGTTGCAGATATAGTCCACGATAATGCGTGATTTGCCGCCGCGTCCCATCGGCAAATCAATAAGCGCTGCATCTTTGTTCCAGATGAATCTCAGAGCCTCAAGTTGGTGCGGCCACGGGTCTGTCTTGCGACAGGTGGGGTAGACCGTTTTCGGGTCTTGATAGGGCTTCTGGATTGCAGCAACAGCCGCTTTTCCCTCAATTTGATCTATGAAGCGCCTCAGTGCTCGCTGTGATGTTTTCGGTATGAGCCAGGCATTCCCCATGTCTTTACGGAACTGCCTTCCAGGGATGACTTTAATCAATTCAACAGCATGCGAAGAATACGGAAATTTGACTTTGAATGAATTTGCAAGCTCTGTCACCTCAACCTTCATTACAACCTCCAAAACGCGATAACACAACCCGCAAGTAGTATTACCCACAAGAAAATGAGTGCCCACACATCTTCAACTTCCAATGCCATACTCCTACAGCACATCGTACATATAGCACGTGTTAGAACAATACACGTGATTGCCGTTTCCACCGAAAACTGTTTCTGCTTCTGTTTGCTGCTTTCCACATACCTCACACGTCGTTATACCATTAAAAGATTCATAAAATCCTAAACCCTTTGATGGAAATTGATTTCTCGTTAAATCAATAATGATACCATTATCTTCCACCCACCAATGTTGTTGTGGCCCCCATATTGGACAATGGTAGTATCCCCGAACCAGTGTTGCAGTTGGGTGTTCTTTCACATATTCTTCAGAAAGAATCTTACATTTCCCTCGGTACTTCATATAATCGCTACTATCGGTTGTCACGTCACGCTCCACTTTTGATTACCTCCTCTTTGTTTTTGCGCCTTGCATTCACCAACTACCTGCAACTATAATTGCAAACGTGAATCAACGCAAGTCAAAAATATATACCAGGGAGGTGTCATTGTGGCGTGGTCAGAAATTGCCCTTTATCATTTAGATGCGCTGCGAGAAGCGCTCTTGTCTCGCCCTGATTTATGGCCTACAATTGCCAAGCGTGCTAGAGTCGGCCCCCGCACTGTGATCGGTATTGCCCGAAATCAGTCCGACTACCGCAATCCCACCCTTGAAACCCTTCTCAACATTGCCGATGCGTTTGAAGAACTCGACAGTAGGGAGCCGTCTCATGCCGTTATTTGACTCGGAAAATATACCCAATATACCTGAAAACATGCGTGCTTTACTATGTTGGGTCAATTGGAAATACGTCACGAGGAAGGGGAAAAAAACTAAGGTTCCCATCAACAGCCGTACACTGAAAAACGCTTCATCGACTGACCCTGACAGTTGGAGCAGTTTTGCACAAGCTGTGGCAGTAGCGCAACAATATCCCGAACAGTATGGCATTGGTTTTGTTTTTACACAGCCGCACATCGGGGTTGACCTTGACCACTGCGTTATCGGTGATCCTTCAGACCAACGACTGAATGATTTCGCCTGTGAACTCTTAGCAAACTACCGGCACACGTATGCGGAAATGAGCCCGTCAGGTTTAGGTGTGCATATCTACACACAAGGCGACTATCCTGGTGAAGATCAACGAGGCGTCAAATCACCGCAGGGTGAGATGTACACTACCGGACGCTTTTTCACCGTCACAGGTGAGCGCATCCCCGAACACCCAACCACAGTAGCCGCGTCATCTGATACACTTCTTGCTTTAACCTACCGACTTTTTGCACCACAAACTACGTCAAGCACACTTGCACAGCCTGTGCATGTCGAATCCAGCGACGACTCCCCACCAGACGCCACACTTTTTGAGGCACTGGTTGATCTCGAACCCCTATTTACTTCCACGTGGGAAATGCAACGGAAAATTGAAGGGCCGAAGGGTGACAACACACCTTCAGCATACCTCATGTCGCTTGCCAGGATGGCCGTATTTGCCCATTGGCCCGACCAGGAGATAGTGAGACTCCTGCAAACCTTTTTACGCAAGCACGGCCTTCCTAGAGGGCACAAACGTAAAATTGAGCGAACCATCGAGAAAGCACACGATGGAGAAAATGATGCACAGGATGATAGAGAGATTGACAAAGCGGCAGAAGACACAGAAACACAACTGCGACAGGGTAAAATCAATCAAGTCCTTCATCTTGGCATTGCTAAAATTGTGCAGATGGGTCGTGATGAGGCTGTCTACCGTCTCTACCTCCAATCGGGGTATGTTCTCGACCTGGGTACCTATAAAAATGCGTGGTCGTTTGGGACATGGCAGCGTATTTGTTTTGAACACACCGGGCGAGCCCCTGTTATGTCCGTGTCAAAATGGGGGAAGATCGTCAAGCTGCTGCACATGGATGTAATGTACGAGGAAAGTCCGGGTGTCTCAGTGACCGCAGAGACTCAGCATTGGATCAACGACTACACCGCCAATATCCAAAGGTACCCTGACGAAGCGGAAACACTGAGACGTAACCGACCTTTTCACTCTCCCCCGTATACCTATCTCCATCTTGACGCTTTCCTCCGCCACGTCCATATCAATTTCAGTGTGCGACTGACCCGCGTAGCTCTCGCCAACAAACTACGTGTGCTCGGTTGGGAAGAAACCCCGCTGTCACGCACCGATGAGCTGACACAACTCACCGTCCAGAAAACCTACTGGCAGCACAGTGATTGACATTTGCGGTGTCTCTTTGTATATTTATGTTGTCAGACCTACCCTCCATCCGTTTGACGCTTTGCATGTGCCTCTGTAGTCGGTAGACCCACACTACCGACTACACAAAATCCACACCAAAAAATTGAACTACTCCCACGAAGCGAAACACCACCACGCCCTAAAACTGTGGACAGCGCCCAACTTCTTATATACAAATTTTAGAGCTGCCTATGATTTTAGCGTTGGCAGCTCTAAAATCAAAACAGAGAAGTTGGGCACTGTCCCAAATGTCTGTAAGTATTTATATCTTATGTGCTTATCTGTGGACAGCTTCACGTGTATACTGTCCACGACTTTGTATATTTCCCTATTTTTTCTCTGTATATATGGGTGAAACACCCCACGAACAACCCTTGACAAATACCCCATATTTTTTGTAGTGTATAAATGTAGTGTGAAACACCCTAAAACGAGGATTATTTATGAAAAAAATCGAGGTTATTCTTGATGATTCTGTGCATTCTCAGCTTGTTGTGGACAGCAAAAAACAAAGGCGGTCACTCAAACAGCATGTGCTGTGGCTCCTAGAGCAACATATACAATCCTGTGCTGTACCGACTACACAGCATGATCCCGATGTGCTAGATGAGCACATCACGTCTTTTTTCGAGACGGAGACACTCGGACTTTCAAAGAAAGACGCCCTCCAGAGCTATGACAGCTTTGTAGAAGAAAACGGCACTCACTGGCTTGTACTTGACGACTTTCTTGAATATCTGCGAAATACAGCGCACGTGCAGGCACGGCGAGATCGTGTGACGCAGCGACTTACAAAAAACGGCTGGTTTTACGTGCGACTAGGCGAGAAGGACGTGCTCTCAGGTGTGGTAGAGGACCGTGTGTATTATTGTCACGAAAATTTTGGGGTTGCGGAATGACTGACGACTACATAAAAGTGATCGAACGACTAGATGAAATAGCCGATTGTGTACTACGGCTTGAAGCGAATATGATTGACCTTCAGGCGCAGCTAGACACACTGGTACCCCGGAGCCGCCGGAGTGCGTCTGTCGGCAATGAGGCGAGTTTTGCAACAATACAAGCAGCTCTAGCACATTATCTTACGATGGCACAACCTGTCGGCTATGATAATTTTGCGACAGGTGTACCGCTGCTTGGCGCTCCCAATGGAGCGGAGTACGGCTATTACATACGGCTGACACATGCATGCCCCTGGCTTGCACAGAGGTACCCCCGTTTAACGTTCGGTCCACAATATGTGCGTCACTACCTCATGCTTCACCAATGGCACCAAACACGGCTTGTCATGCGTGACACGCACGGTAGACCGCATCGCTTGCGTTACTGGTACCATGCAGAAACAAAAAAAAGCCTCACAGCCTAGGCTGTGAGGCTTTTTTTAGGTGAGTTGTCGCACCCACCACTCAGACAGAGGTATTTTCTGCGCTTGATGTTCGCTGTCGTTTTGCACTAAATACAGCACACCTTCTATCTCTTCTGTGTGCATGTTGCGCCAGAGTTGTACAGGTAAACGTTCTGAGAGTCGTACTGCAAGTGTTTCTGTGCGTATAGTGCGTATGAGACGTGTGATACTGTAGGTATCTTCTTTCGCAATTTGCGCGAGACCGCGTTGTACGGCTTTGTCTATTTCTTTTTTACGCTCAAGGTACACGGTTCTTGCATATCCTGGGGTTGCTATAATTTTGCTATCGTCATACGGTGTATATTGCACTGTCACATTCTCCCTGATCGTAAATACCACACCATGCGACATGCCAGTATGACACGTCGTCGGCGTTCTTGAATTTGTCGGGATACTTTGCCGCAATCAAACGACACCAACCGTCGTATAGATCACAGCAGAGTCCCAGACCGGCGCATGTGGCGATGTAGGTTTTGATGCGTGCCTCTAGCGCTGTCGCACTGACAGGCACACGTGCAAACGCTTTGGGGTCAAGGCCCAGCGTTTGTAGGTTGTGACGGTCCAAACAGCCTACAGTACCGCATATGAGCTGCATAATAAAGCCGGCCTTGACAATACCGATGTGCGGTATATCAATCAACGCTCGCATTTTACTATGGTCTGATACATCAGGATTATGGAAAAGATCCAGGTACCTATCGGCGCTTTGTGTGACGTAAGCGATACCGTTTTTCTGAGTGCGTGTGAGGTACTTCGCGCTGTCCAGGCCAACACTATGCAAGTCTGCCAGCACAGCACCGACACGGTGGAAGTGTTGGTTTTGTGTGGCGATAACAAAAGTTACCACGTCGATAAACCCCCCGGCTGTTGTGGCATGCTGGGCTATGAGTGGTTGGTGTTCAGCGTACATGGTGTGCTCCTATTAGTTGTCGTTCGGCAAATGAAAAGTAATCATATGTCGGGGCGTGTACAGGGAAACCGACGATAACATGGTCAAGTACGGGAATTTCGAGATAGTTCCCAGCTTCCACGAGTTTAATCGTTAGCTTTTTATCGGCTTCTGATGGTTGGACATTACCGCTAGGGTGATTGTGCACGCAGACAATACTGGTCGCGTTTGCCAGTATGGCTGTCTTGAAAATTTCACGTACTGACACCAGAGAGGCGTTGATTGTGCCGATACTAACAGTCTGTATGGCAATGACACGATTGCCGTTGTCCAGGCAACACACAAGGAAGTGTTCACGATCAGCATTTTCCAATAATTGTGCTGCGATGTGTGCCACAAGCGATGTGGTTGACGCTGGCTCGCCGATGGGGAATTGATAGCGTACCGTCTCTTCCCTGACCAATTGCAGCTTGTAGAGTTGTACATCATACTGGTGCACTTTGTTGGCCTTAATTAACATGATGTGGCGCTCCTATGATGCAAAAAAAGCCCACACAGCATGTATGCTGTGTGGGCGTGTGTTGTCTACACAATCCGTACTGGCGTTGATCCCTCTATGCGGTACATAACCGTTTCCGTTGCTTCACGAGCGACCTTGCGCGCAGCATAGGCTTCGGCACTCGCGCAGATAGCCTGCAGCGCCTTGTGAGCCACCGTGCCAGCAGTAAACGCCTCACCATACAGCGCCGCAAATTGCCGTATGTCGTCGATGCTGTTGTATACGTGGATGCCTGCAACCTGTACGTGCCCATCGTCGTCCAAATACATGACGCACACGGGGCAATAGATACCAGGCTGCGGCTTGTTCCACACCAGGCCAGACTTGCGCGGGTTGCTGGTTTGTGCCATGACGCGAAAGCCAAACTTCGGCTTGTATTCAATCCACACGCGCTTGATACAACGCAGCTTAAAACCGTAGGGATAGTCGTCAATGTAATAGGCTGTATCGGGGCTATTGTGGGTCAATGGTAATACTGTCATAGTTCTACTTTCCCCATCCTTTGTTGTTGTGATAACGTCGATTGTTCGACCAGTGTTGCTGTTCCCGACACGTCGCACAGTACGCACCGTACACACGCACGGTACGTATACAGCGCAGTGTTGCACACTTAAATACTTTTTTGGTATAGTACAATAATTACTCCTTCACTAGAATTTAGTATTAAGTTTCTAAACGTTCTGCATTCATAACACAATCCCCTATATGTAGGTGTAGACACGCCCGTCTGCGATAGCATCAAGCGCGTGTGACCATACTTCCGGCGCGTCTGCTGCGATAACGATCATACTGTTGTCAAAATTTGTACCGACACTGATGATGCAATCCGTACCGTTTTGATAGAGGTCAACGGAACGTTGCCGCCATTCACTCACAGCTTTACCGATGTAGGGTAGTTGCCGTATGGCGTCTAGCGTGAGTGGTGTGTTATTGTGAATTACCGGCTGTGTCATTGCATAGTCCCTCTTGTTCGATTTTGATCCGCATACTCTTTATGCGTACAGGATATTATGGTTGGTTTTCTTTGTACTCCTTGAGTCACTTGATTGCGTCTACGTAGCGCGTTTCTGCTGTAACGTCCTCCTACCCTTGCGTTGTTTTTTGCTGCACAACAAAAATATCTCGCGTTTTGCGTATGTACATAAGTAGCTCCCACAAAAAACCCCCTCGCCCTACGTAGGGCGAGGGGGTTTTTCTCTAGTCGATGTCGTCCACACTGTCCAGACCGTCAAGGAAAGCGTCTACACTGTCGGGAATACCGGCGGACGGGTAGACGTGTTCTTCTGTACCATCGGTCAGCACAAGAATCTGTTCGAGTGCCTTGGCTTTCAGCGCAGCACCAGAGCCAAGAATAGCGGATTCCGCACGGGAGGTGGCTCTGTCGTCGCCACGTGTAGCGCGAGAATGATCGACGTAGTTTGTCACCGCGTTATACAGCGCATACGCCGTGTGCTCCCAGGGAAAAGCGTTGCCGTCATTGTGCGACCAGAGCGCGGTGATGTCGCGTTTGATATTCTCACTCTTGGTTGATTCCCCAGGGAACAAGCTGTCCAGAATTGCCGTGTACCTCTCGCGTTTGATGATTTTACGCTGTGCAAGCGTCTCCAGCTTGGTTTGTAAATCTTGCTGCGTGGCGAGCACACCTTGCACGAGGTTGTGTGCCGCGTGCATTTTATGGTGCACGTTTTTGGTATGTTTGAACCGTAGCGTTGTGCCTGTCACGTTACCAAGGGAAAATTGTAACGTGTTCATGCATACGATCCGCGTGCCAGTAAGGTACGCTTGTGCTGCCAGGCTACCATCAAAAGAGTTGATAAACGCGAGGTAGGTACGTGTTACGTCGCCACTGCCTAGCACGTCGATTTGCCCTACCCTGGCGCTAATAAACAGCACAGAGCCACCACGCAGAGCGCCAGCGCTGTCGTAGTGGAAACCGCTGCCTTCTATCATTGTATCGACGAAGTCAAACATATGGACAGGTTGAATGATGGCATAGCTTGCCCCTACCGTGCCGATATGCGCGCCAGTGTCGGAACGGAAAATGCCAACCTTGTCAGATTTGAAAAATTTACTACCCCATTGTTCCGCAAGTGCTGCTTGTGGGGAATCACACGGCGCGTGTGCATATAGCGCAAGGTCAAGTGCAGTCCATGGAATGACCTGTTGTATCGCGTCGCTCGCTGAGAATGCACCTTGCACAATCTGGCCCAGTCTGTGCCATGCACCTGTGTCGGCCAACAACAACTCAGCTTGGTTATTTTTGAAAGACAATTCATGTGCCATGATGTACTGCTCCTATACGTTACTTTGTCGCGCTATGCCGCATACAGCACACGCTGTATACCCTGTTTTTTCAGGTAGTGCAGGCTTTTAGCCTGCACTCCGCACACTTACGCATGAGTACATGGACATGCCGGGCCTGTAATGCGCTCATAATGCAGACCGTTCACACAAAGCTGCACGGGGTATGCCGTTGCACGGCAATGAGCCGCAAGCGCTACCGCTTGCTGTTGTGGTAGTACCGCCAACCATTCCTGCCGGGTGTCGTTAGTAATGACCGCGTGCATGTTTTGCTCCTATATGTTGTCGCGCTATGCCCTGACCAGTACCATACTGGTCAGCCTGTTTTTTCAGGTAGTGCAGGCTTTTAGCCTGCACTCCGCACACTTACGCTATTTGAGTATGGTGATATTAGATCGTCTGCCTTTTGCGTTGTACACCTGTAGGGTACGGTATACGTGGTTGACACTTTCCCTGTACACGAGGTCAGCGCTGCGCCCATCGGGATGTACAGCACACGTGGTATCACCACGACGCACACAGGTAAACCCCAGGCTTTCGAGCCAGGCGGTAAACTCAGCATGCCGATTGTCTTCGTTACGTCTGCGCTGTGCTGCGCTGCCAGCAGGCGACCAGAAATAGACGTTAGCGGTCAAAAACGTCGGACGTGCTACTGTTGCTGTTGCCATTATGTTTTGCTCCTATCGGTTACGCTACATACTCACTACTGCGTTGCACCACATCATTTTTCGTGTGCCATGCGTCGATGTAGTCATCGACGTGATACCTGGCGCTGTTTGCCTGATCTGTCCAGTGCCACACACCGCTTGGCGATTGATAGGCGTATGTCGTCACACCCACCGCTTGCATCAGGTACACAATGTACTGTCCAAGCGACACAGGATAGGAAAAATTGTCGCATATCTTTTCAAACTTCTTTTGTATTACTTTCAGATACGGACCAAATTTGTCTATATCTTCCAGCGTAATCATATCAGAACGGTTCGATGTGAAACCGTAGCGCCAGCCATAGCTAACACTTTTTGTACTACAGCTTGCATCGTATTGGGACGACAGGGTAAAATGACCGTAAATAGGGTCATCGTATGGCGCAGGATCAGGCTTGCTGTACACGTGATTAAACGGGCGCAGTATTGCCGTAGTATGGCCGTATTTTTCGCCATAATTCTCGTTACGGTGGTGAATGATACAGCACAGATCGTGCGACGGTTTAATGATAGCCATGGGGTACGCTCCTAGTGTTTCGCGGTAACTCTTCGGTGTGCATATAGTGTGACCAATTGCAGGTATAGCTGCAACAAAAAAATAAGGCGTTAATTTACAAGGAGTTATAAGGAATGAGGAGAAAGGTTATGCGTTATGAGTGAAATTGTGGCGAATTCTGCGGTCATTGAACCACCCAGTGTCTTAAAAGAACTAAGCGCAAACTCCGTGAAATTCTGTGAGTATTACGCCTTAAATAACAATGCTTTACAGTCATGCATACTTGCTGGCTTTGCATCAAGTTCGGCACGAACATACGCCTATGACACATTGCTTAAAAATCCTAAAGTTTTGGAAGCGGTTGAATATTTCAGAGCTGTAAATGCCTCAAATTCAACGTATACACCTGCTAAAATTGTCGCGCAATGGTCAGAAATGGCCTCATTTAACATTTTAGATTGCTGCGATGAAAATTATATACTCAAGCCGCTGAGTCAATTGGATGAAGAACAAAAACGCAGGCTTGGCATTGCGTTGACCGGATTGAAAATCACGGTAAAAAATGGCAGGCAATATGTTGAGCCGAAAATGGCGCGAGAAACCGCGTTGCAAGAGCTGGGTAAAATCCATCGCCTCTATGCCGACGATAAGCAGCAAGGGCAAGGTTTGAATCTCACGATCAATGTAGGGCAGCAAGTTGTTGTAGAACAAGAACTTAGCGAAAATATCGGACACCTTGTCATGAAAGATGAAGAGCTGGCATAGTATTTGCATTCCTATATATATATAAGCATGTGGCGCATGGGCCTGCACTCTGGCTTTTCACTGGTGTGGTACCTCGCTGATCGTTGGCTTTTGCGTCACACGTGACATCCCACCAAACGCGCTACAATGCCTCTATTTTGCGTTTGCCTTTCCAGACGTGTCTCTACCCTACCTGGCCAGCCAGAATGCAATAGCGTCGAAATTATCACAGTGATAATAATGTAACCTTTTCTCGCCTCCATACTGTACACTTGAGCAGTATACGGGGAAAAGTGTTAGCATCTACATTGTACTATGGGTGGACCTAGAGTGGACCTAGAGTGGACCTAGAGTGGACCTAGAGTGGACCTAGAGTGGACCTAGAGTGGACCTAGTGCCCATGCGTGCAGTATGTAGTCCAATGCGATACCTTATATGAGGTACGATCCTACTTGATACAGTCTGTAGCTGTGTACTAATACTAATTGGACGCTACTAGATTGGATTAGTCCATGAGTACAGTCGCTATCGTATCGGTCGCGTCCTACTTGATACAGTCTATGGCTGTGTACTAATACTAATTGGACACTACTAGGTTGGCTTAGTCTGTATCTATGATCGCTATTTTTTTGGCCGCGTTCTGTTCAGCATGGGCCATGGGTATATCCTAGTATGAGTTGATTGGTACAGGTTGGGGTATGGGGGCTTTGGAAAAGGGACCGGCTGCAAGAGTGGTGTATGCATCGACCTCCCGCGCACCCCGTGTGTTCCTCTGTATTTCTTCGCACCCTGGATATTCCACAGTATTTGCACGCCCCCAGCATTTCTCACCAGGTGAAGCACAGGAGGGGTACCGTACCGAGAGCACAGGAGGGGTACCGTACCGAGAGCACAGGATGAACTACCCAGATTTTTGGGTGTGCGTAGAAAGTTTCTCTATACCATAGTAGTATATATTTTCATGTCGAAATGTGAATATATGTTGTGGACAGTTGACCAACTTAAATGGTGGGCAGCCGTCCACAAACACACAAAAAAGATAAAAATCACAGAATATTCGGGTGAAACACCCCACGTTTATACACTAAGAAAATTCGGGGGTGTTTTTTGTAGTGGTATTATGATGGGTAAAACATCCTAAATTTTTGTAAATTTTATGCTAAAAACACGGTTTTTTTTAGAAGTTTGCACGTCAAGTGTTTTCACTGTCCCGCCCTTATATAAGAAAAATCAATATCTTACAGACATTTGGGACAGTGCCCAACTTCTCTGTTTTGATTTTGGAGCTGCCAACGCTTTTTTCTGTGTCACCTATTTTTGCTCTCATATAGCGCGATGCGCGTACACACGCGCAGTATACCATGTTCAGACTTCCCCATCTGCCGTCCTGTGCTATTCCCATTCCCCATCTGCCGTCCTGTGCTATTCCCATTCCCCATCTGCCGTCCTGTGCTTGACAGTGGGTAGTAAAAATCGTATATTTTCTGCTAACATACGCAAAGGCCATACGTATGTACTTTTCCAGCCCTCGTTGAGAGTGGGCACGCTCCCTCACTCTCGACTTACGCGAGAAAATATGCCGCAACTTACACTTGAATACATCGCATCACCCACCATCGCAAAATTCATACGCTCGGATAAGTTTTATGCGTTGTGTTGTGGCGCTAGAGGGTCCGGCAAGTCCACGGCGGGGCTGATGCGAACGATTATTCGAGCGAATCAACTCCCACCACAATACCACCCGCTTCGTTGGGCCGTTGTACGCGATACCCGCAAAAACATTGGCCTTACTGTCGCACGCACCATACGCAAATGGTGCCCCGAACCTTATGCAAAATGGCGAGGTAAACCAGAAGAACCTGAATCCTGTGTGATCTACATCAAAGGCAAACCTCTGGTCCATTTTGATTTTTTTGGTGTGAACTCTCCAGGGGATCATGACCGCTTTCAGTCCTACGAAGCATCTGGTGGTATATGGCTCGAAGAACCCTGCCCCTTAGCCACCAACACCGAATTTGTGGCATCTGGTATCGCTGAATCTGTGCTGGCTTCGGCGCAAACATCAGTACGTGGTGGGCCAAATCCCTCTATCCAGATTACCATGAACCCGCCTTCCGCTGATCACTGGACAGCACAACTTTTTCACTTACCAGGCTTTGAAGCTGCTGGTGATGATGAAATGGAAATGCCACCTGAAGCCATAGAGCAACGAAAGAGAATACGCGAATCCGCCGATGTCTTCATGGTGCCCCCCTCCGAATGTGCTGCTGAGAAAGAAACACCGGGGTATACCGAACGTAACCGACAGATACTTCTGGCGACAGGTCGAACGGACCTCCTTGCGCGTCTCGTGGATGGTCGTATTGGCTACGCACAGGTTGGGGAACGTGTCACACCTGAATTTTCGTCGATGCACATTGTCAATGGGCTCACCATTATCCCACGTGTGCCTATTATTCTCGCATTTGACTTTGGACTGAATGCCACGTGTATTGCAGCGCAAATTACCCCACAGGGATACTTACACATTCTGCGAGCCTGGACACGTGAGAACGCGGGAATGAAGCAATTACTTACCACCGATGTGCAACCATGGCTTGCACAGCAGCCTGTGGAATCCTGGTGGTATTGTGGCGGACCTGAAGCACGTGAACGTGAGCAATCGGACTCTGAAGAAACTGCGCTACGCATGATTGTGAACACACTTGGTAATGCGTCGTATCGTGCCGGACCTGTCTCGTGGTCCGCACGTCGTGATGCACTGAGAGACGCGCTGACACGCACGCCTGGCGGACTCACGTGGATTCGCGTTTCTCAACAAGGTGCCGCACTGCTTATACGGGCACTGGACGGTGGTTGGCATTACCCAACAGATAGTATGGGGCATATTAGAAATAACGGCCAACCAGATAAACGCAGCAAATGGGATCACTTAGGGGATGCTTTCTCGCACCTCTGCGCTGTGCTACTCAAGAAAACGGACAATTCCTCCAGGTCTGTGCAAAAGCAGCGTCCCTCGCTTGTGCGTCATAACCATACGGTATATACTGGTTCAACACGAACAGGAGTGTAAGAACTATGCCGCGAAAAACTGTGTGGGAACCGGCATCTTCGGACGAACTGAAGCGCTTTGATGGTTTGTTAGATACTATCATTCAGATGTCAACGACATACAAAGATAGCTTGCACACAGCACTCACGGCAAAGAGTAATCTTGATGTCGATGACGTGGTAAAATACACCACATCAATGCGTTCCGCTATTACCGAAATTGAAAGTCTGGTGCGTGATTAACTAGAGGGGTCGTTAATACATGGAACCGTTTATGCTCGTGGCTCCGGGCGGTTTACGTGATCCGGGGAGTAGCGGGCTCCTGGTGCGTTCGGCGCTCAATACACTGCTGGCACGCACGCTTACCGCCCCGGCGGCAGGTATTACAGTGAGCAACGGGGATGGGGTCTCTGGTAATCCGACCCTGGCCCTTGCGAACGATCTTGCTGCATTGGAGGCGATGGCAGGTACAGGGTTGGTAGCGCGGACGGCCTCAGAAACGTATGCACAGCGCACGATCACTGGTACGGCCAATAAGATTGTGGTCACGAATGGAGACGGTGTGAGTGGGGCACCCGCGCTTAATACGGGCTCGCTCGTGGTCCACACCGACCAGGCAAATACGTGGAGTACGGGTGCACAGGATATGAGTGCGGCGACGAGTCATCTTGTGCCTGTCAGTGCGGGTTATGCTCCAACGGTAGATGGGTCTATCGGCTTTGATTCGACGCAGAAAAAATATGTGTCGGGAAGTACCACCTCGGGGAATACCGGGAGTTTCCCACGTGTACTCTCCTTCCAACAAAGCACTTCAGATACGGTTGCGAACGTCGATGCAGGGGCAACGACTGGAAGTGGAAAAGCCTTTGCGACCACCTATACTATCCCCGCGAACACGTTGCGGACAGGAAAGGTTTTGCGCCTCTCTGTGGGTTTTCTCTATAATAGCCCAGCCTCTTCAGCGTCAGTACAATTCCGTGTCCGTATCAATGGTGTAGATATTTGCAAGAGTTCGGCAAATACGGCCAGCAGTATCACTAGCTTGAGTATGTTTGCCCAATATATCATCTGGGGCACAGCGGCTCCCGGCGCCAGCGTCAGCGTTGGATGTATGGCGGTGAACGGCACGATTGTGGGTGGAGGGGCAGCGGGGTTTGCTGCGAATACCATTGGACCAGAGGTGTCTGGCGTGACGACAAATGCCAATGAAACACTAGACATGACTATCCTCTACGGAGCCAATACACCGACACCACATAACTATTCCATGCGCTTTATGATGATTGAGGAGCTGAATTAGTGGCACTCGTACTCAACCAATTGCCCTATAAAGTCAAACTCACGTCCAGAGCTACGGACTCAGCGCAAACGGGATGGCTCGTAGGTTTGACAGTAACAGACACGACAGGGGCATTAAGTAAGCGAACGACCACTATCAACGTTCCTCAAAATGTGAATTGGGAAGATTTTTCTCAGATGATCCGGTCAGAAATTGGTATCGCCATGGTAGTTGATGCAGGAGGGCGAGCAGCTTTTATTGATTTTCTGATTACCAACAATGTTTTACTAAATATCCTGTAGGGCTCATATGCCAGCGCCAAAGAAAAATGTCGCTTACAGCTTTGATGTGATGTTGCCGGATAGCGCGAACCCCGGCAAGTATAAAAGCAATCCGACGCTTGCAGCCGGAGACGTGAAAGTCACAAGTGACGAAGGCGCTCTTGCCAACATTACGAGCTTGCCAACGGTGAGCCCCGCAGCCGGGCGCAATGTGAAGGTTTCTCTTAGTCAGACGGAAATGAATGCTGACCGTATCTCTATTGTTTTTAGCGATCAAACTGTTCCGCAAGAATGGGATGACCTTTTCATTTTCCTGTGTACAGAAAGTGCAACTCTAACAGATATTGACGGTAGGATTCCGAGTGCATTGGCAAGCAGTGGAAACATCAAAGCAGACATTGATACCATAAAAACAAATCCTGTTGTGAATGCAGGTACAGTAACATTTCCAACAACGGCGACACTTGCAAGTACAACAAATATTACTTCTGTCGGCGCTGTCACAGGTGCAGTTGGTTCTGTCACAGGTGCAGTTGGTTCTGTCACAGCAGGTGTGACTGTTACAACGAACAACGATAAAACAGGTTACGGTTTATCTGCTGCGGCAGTACAAGCTGTATGGGATGCGTTGACATCAGCACTGACTACAGCGGGAAGTATTGGAAAATACCTACTTGATCACATTGTAGGAACACTTGCTGCGGGGACGCATAATCCACAGACAGGTGACGCATACGCACGTCTCGGTGCTCCAGTTGGGGCGAGTATAAGCGCGGATATTGCCGCAGTAAAAACGCAGGTAACGTCTACAGGTGTCGCGCTTACATCAGCAGAAAGAAACTCAGTTGCCGATGCCTTACTTGACCGCACTGATGGAGTAGAAACGAGCGTCACAGTACGTCAGTCGTTGCGCCTTGCGAATGCCGCAAATGGTGGAAAAACAGACGGTATGGCGACAACAACTGCACATTTGCGTGATCTCGCTGACACAAAAAACCGTGTAACAGCTACCGTAGATGCAAATGGAAATAGAACCGCAGTAACGAGGGATTTGACGTAATGTGGGGTGCTGCGTATTTTGCACCAAGATACTTTGCTGCACGATATTGGGGAGAAGTGGGGGCTGCACCATCTGGTAACAGCGCTACACGCATCTTTACCATGGGACTTGTGCAAAATACAGGAGCATAATATATGCCCACATCTCTTGTGCGAACAAAATTTCAAGTAGGTGCTACCTATCAGAACGATCTATCTTTTGGTCCGTGGATTTTTGAACGGGCAACACCTTTTGATTTATTTCTTGCAGTAGAAATTCAGATTGCAGCGACAACATTGGCGCAAATCATTGGTGGGGCGAACCCTTCTATTGCAGCGATTACAACGATACAATTCTTAGTTATTCAACCAGATCAAAACGTGAAGATTGGTTTACATGGCGTCAACGCACAAAGTAGTGGATTCAGTCAGGTTGCAGATGGTGTTATTATCATGGACAACATAAGCATGACATCTTTGAACATTTATAATACTGCATCTGTAACAACGACCATCTTTGTTGGCGTCGGAGGAACGGCGTAATATGCCGCAAACTCTCTATAACTTTATTGATCTCACGTCTGAGCAAGAGCGCAAACTTACGGAGCAGGTACTTCGTCACAAAGATGAAGCAATGCTTGCACGTGGTGATTTCCCACTGCGCCATGCTGACCGTTATCGTCGTTACCTTGCTGATCCCACACTACGCCCACCCGGACCCTGGCCTGAATCTGCGCGTTTATTTGTTCCAACGACCCGCGATGTGCTTGAAAGACTACACGCTGAAGTATGGCAGGCGCTTTTTTCAAACATGCTTCAAATACAGATGAGACCTTTTGGTGACACAGATATCGCAGGAACAGAGATTGCCACACGCTTTTTACGTTGGACACTTGAACAGACGATTGAGTGGGAACAGGTGACAGGTGATCTCATTTTTGATGCGCTACTTGATTCCGTAGGTGTAGCGCGTGTCTCTTCGTGGGAACCCCCCTGGCCTGCACCTTCAGAAGATGCACGACGTTTTTTACGGCGTCAGACACGCATTGAAGCGCTTGATCTTGGTATGCTGCTGGTCGCACCTGATGCAGAAGGGCTGCAATACCCGGAATGTCGTTTCATCCATCAAGAGTTTTTCCTGTCATATGACGATCTGGATCGTTTAGAACGTCGTGGTTTTGATGTGCCTGATTATGACAACATGGGCGATTCGCAGGTTCTTACTGATCGTAAACGTATAGAGTTAGAGCGTGAAGGTGAGCGAGTCATTGAGTTCAAACCGGATTCCATTTATTACATTGACGCCTATGAACGATTCGTGTTTGACAAAGATATCGGGGAAGAAGATTGCATCGTGTCAATCTTTCCAGACGCGCAAGTGTTTGGTACCTCAGACAACACAGAATCGAACCACGGACGTATCGCAGGGGTCAGACGCCTTACAGACGTATTTCCACAGGATGACCGCCCACGACGACCATTCTTTCCCGTGAATTTTTGGCCCCAACCAAGGCAGTGGCGCGGCTTAAACATCCCGGATCGTCTTGAATCCATGCAGGACATGATCAACCGCTTGCACGAACAGTTGATCAATTACGGCGAAGTGTCGATGTTGCCGTTTGTATTCGTCAATACCTTTCTCACAGGTGAGATACCTGACTTGCGTACAGTGCGACCAGGCACCACTGTGCCGATTGATGACATATCTGGTGTACAATTTGCACCAACACGCTCACTCAACCGCCATTTCGCAGAACAAATTCAGATGATGCAGGCTAACGTTGAGCGTGATTCCAACGTGACAGACTTCAATCTTGGGCGGCAAGAAGGTGGTGCGACAGCGCCACGTACTGCCTCAGCAACCATGGCACTGCTCGCGCAATCGCGTAAGTCATTCGGTGTGCTTGTGCGTAGATCCGCTGTGCAGTTTTCGCGTATGTTGAGTTTTCATTTTCGCTTGTGGCAAGAGATTATCCCAGATGATACGTATGCAGGTATTTTTGATCCTGCTGAGAATGGTGCAACTCACGTAGTGGCAAATAGCGACCAATACACAGAAGAGTCGCCAAATTTGTGGGATAGACTTTTCAATAAACAGGCGCTCACAGATAATGGACGTGTTCCTGATAAGCGCCGAGTAGCTTTACCCATCTCGAAAGAACAGTTGTCAGGTTTTTTTGACGCAAAAATTGAAGTGAATCCAGAACAGCAATTTGATCAACAGGTAATGGGTACACTGTACCAACTCACGGCACCTTCTTTGCAGCTCTACCCTGTTGGCCAGCGTTTACTTTTGCAGCGTATTTGGGGCGCATACGATCAAAAAGGTTTTGACGATGTGTACCCGGAAGAAATTGCACTTATGCAGACACAAAATGTGATGCTGGCGATGCAGGTACAGATTGCGACCTATGAAGGTCAGCTCAAGCAAATACAAGCACAGGAAGCACAGCAGCAGCTTCAACAATTGCAACAGGAAGCGCAGCAGTTTCATCAAACAGGCCAGGTTGGTCCCAATTTATTCGAGCTTGGACAGCACGCGCTTGGACCCGGCCCGGAGCAAAGTCAAAATGGAGCGGCACCAGCGGCACCTGCACCACAAGGAGCGTAGTAGTTGCTTAATCACACACAGCTCACAGCCGAAGAACGTGGAGTACTTCGTACTTTAGTGCAGTCACCGGGGTGGAAATTACTTGTTAAAGAGTGGATGTTGCCGTGTATTCAACAGGCGACAGAACAACTTGATCGGCCTGGAAATCAATCCTGGCACCAGGACTATCAACGTGGTGTGAAAGCTATTCTCAAATCAATGATTGAGATAGCATATAAGGCAGCAGAATTGCCAACACCTTTTGAGCGTAGTACACTGACACTACTTGCACTTTTTGATGATACGAAAGTTGAACAAATTGAAGTGCAAGATAGCGACACACTTTCTGTGCTATCAAACAACATACCGGAACCTGTAAGGCGATCACAACGTGTCAGCCATCCAGTGTGACAAACAAAAATTCACACTAAAAAAGGCTGCTACAACTGAAATTGTGCCTATAAATTGCCCACAGTGTAAAAAATGCTTGTGCGTAGCACAAATTCTATGTATCATAGAGCTGAAATGTACGCGATGTAACTCTGTGATACGCATTGAACCACAAGAGTCGCAAAGTTACCTACGTATCGGGGAGCTGTACGATGTGACACCATAAATAGCAGTACAACACACATAGTTTATGTGTGTCAACAATTGTATACAGAGCCCCTAGAGGGCCAGCATTTTACACTTGCTGGCCCTCTTTTTTTTATTTACGGTGTTCTCCGTAGAGCGTTGTCATCTGGGAATTGACAAAGGCTGCATACGCAGGACATTCCCAACTTTGTTAAGACACAGAAAAGGAAGAAACATCAATGGCTGAAACCACCATAACTCAATCTGACAGTGGCCCGGCTACGCTGGAACCCACGGCGATTGACCTGGAAACGGGCAGCACGTTTGTTGTAGATACTGAGACACACTCTACGGGGACAGCACAAACACCACAGGAAATTGAACGTCTTCGTCTTGAAAATCAACAACTTGCACAGCAATTAGAGCGTCAACGGCAACAGAACTCAGGCGCACAGGCTGAAGCACGGAAGCTCGCAGAGCGCATCGCACGCCTCGAAGGTCGTGCTGAGGCTACGCCTGCAGATCAACGTGCAGCGGACAATGTTTTGCAGTCAACAGGTGGCCGTCGTCCAACGAAAGCACAAATTGCTGAAGGTCTTAATAAGTGGCTGCATAACGATGACAGTGGCCTTGATGTGTTTGAATCGCTGCTTACGACGCAATCACAATCCGGCACGTCACTCACTGAAGATACTGTGCGCCGTATTGCAACGGAATCATTGCAACAGGCGGGTCGTGAGAGAACACTACGTGATATCGTAGGGACAAGGCACCCGGAACTCGCTGACCCACGAAGCGATTTCTCAAAAGCGGTGTGGGATAACATCGACGCTTACAGTGATGATCCGATCAATCAGGCGCTTTACCCGAAAAGTAATGAACACATGGTGCTCATGGTTGGCCCAGATGGCTCAACAAAGCCGGTATCTGCTCAACACGTAGATCGTCTGGCGGTTGAAATGAAAGCACGTCTTGGTGTGTCGGAAGGGCGTAGGCAAGAAGCCCGTGATTCAACCATCGGCTCTGTGCAGTCGCGTGGAAATGGCAATCGATCATCGCGCAACGTTGTCGAAGCAGTTGATCTTTTAACACCCGGCGAAAAAGCCATGTTAAATGATCCGAAAATCCGTAAAGCGTGGCCGAAACTACCCGCAGATGAAAAAGCCGCAGCAAAATATATCTACGACGGTTTATCGTCTGCTGAAAAAGCCAAGCGACTTGAAAACTATCGCACTACACAAGCACAAAGGCGGACAGCGTGAGCCGACGTACACCGCAAATGTTCAAATATCCCAATGCCGCCTACAATCCCTGGGAACAGCGGGTTGATTGGCGTTGGTCGTGCTCTGTGTGCGGTTTTAAGGGTATTGATCCTGAAGTCACACAGGAGCCTGAACAAGCGGTGTTCTCGACGCAAACAACAGGATCGACGTACAGCGTTGTAGCCGGTACATCTGTTGAAGGACTGTCGGCCATTGATAAAAATGTCTTTACGCAAGTAGGTACACACGCTGGCTGCCCTTTTTGCGGATCACCCAACTGGTCCTTCGGATCAGCTCCAGACCTTTTGTGGTAAGGACAGACATCATGGCGAAGAATTTCATCCAGAAAGCCATCAAACACAAGGGTGCTTTTACAAAAAAAGCAAAAGCAGCCGGTGAAACGGTGTCAGAGTATGCGGCAGAAGTCACAAAACCTGGATCAAAAGCATCGACACAGACAAAACGTCAAGCAAATCTGGCTAAAACGTTGAAAAAACTCTCAAAAAAGAGCTGAGATGTCTGACATAACTTATGTATGCAAAGATGACCCCGAAGCGAACGGAAGAACACCGCAATTCGGAGATGTGCGGTATGTTTTGATGTTCCCACTTGAAGATGGACGCACTTTAAGTGTGTATATGGGACAAGACGGTTTGAATCACATAAAAGAAATAGTCAATCAAGCGCATAGTGAGACGGCGATGGAACGCTTGATTGCGACGGTTGAGGGATACCATGAGAATCAATGAACCTCTGAAGACACTTTCAGGCTACGTTGCACGCGCACTCCCCCTGCACAAGTGGCGGCGTCCTGATGGTCTAACGAGCTTCTTAGCCGACATGGTTGCACTGCGTAAAACGCTCTCCCTGTGCTATTCGTGCGAGCATAAAATGCCGCGAGCCTGGGAAGATCGTTACAACTACCAGCGTGTGCGTCAATTTTACGCTGAGTGTGCCAACTGTGATTGGTGCAGACATCCTGATTCTACAACGATGTTCGTAGCTGTTGAAGGTAGGTACGCTCAACAGATACGCGAAGAGAAAGCCGCCTTTGAGCGGATACGGTCTGCAGAGCGCGCTGATGAACAGCGTACTAGGCAGTATTTGATAGGTGCCTAAATAGGGGGAGAACCGAAATGGCACGTGCAATTGGTTCCTTGGTTGGTGGAAAAGACTACCTTGCTGATTATTTTGTGTCAGCAGCGGTCACTGTATCTCAGATTCTTGTTCGAGAAGCTACTGCATCTAACGCAGGTGAAGCGGCTGATCCGACAACGACAACGGCAACAGATTGCCTTGGCTGTGCCACAGACCAAGCGACATACACTGCGACTCCAACGCAGAACCCCGGTGCTTTCTGGCCCCCCACTTCTGGTACGCTTGAAAACCTTGTGCGTATCGAAGTAAATCCGTTTGCTATCTACCGTTTCCCCATTTCAGGAGGTGCGACGGCTGGTACGGCGCTTTCCAATGGTGCAAGCGGTGCAGGACGTAACATCCTGATTATCAGCACAGCGGGGTCTAAGACGGTGCTCACGGCGGCTGGTACAACGGGAAATTCAGGTACAAACGATTTATCTGGTGGTTTGGTCATCGGTAAATCTGGTGCCAATGTGGGACAGATTCGTAAACTTGTGTCTCACGTTGATAACACCTCTGACACGGTGACAGTTGGTTTTCTTAACAACACTGTTCTCAATGATATGTTTATCAAAGTACCTTTTGGGCGTTCTGTGCAACGTATTCAGATGACATCTGACTTTACACAGGCAAATGGCGTCATTGCTACAGGTACGGGTGCCTTTTTCCGTGTGTTGAACGTGGTGTTCGATGAACAAAATAGTCTGGCCTGGGTTGACGCAGTTTCAGGTGATCATATGTATAACCCGGAATCTGCGTGACAGAACTAGTACAGCTTGTACTAATATACAAGCTGTACAGTTGTTTACATAGAAAGGATCAATAAGTGGCTGAAATTATTGATGTTGCAAGTTACCAAACTCTTCTGGACAGACGCTATCGTGAAATCTACGATGAGCAGATGGCGTCTACGGTGGATCAGTTGCCCATGTTTTTCAACATGGACACTTCGGATTCCTTCGAGGAACGGCGCGGGTCTGTTGGCGAACTTCCCATCTGGCAAGCGTTTGGCGGTAATTTGACGTACACGCGGTTCTACGAGCAGTACAATGCTGTCGCTACCCACATCGAATTTCATCAAGCGATGCGTTTTACGCGCCGTATGATGGACGACGATCAAACGGGTATCATGCGCGGCGACCGCTATAAGAAAATGGTGGATGCGTCGATCATCACTCGTCAGGTACACGGGGCGCGTCTTTGGAACTTCATTGCATCCAACGACACGTATTTCTACAACCGTTCTGAAGCTGTACCGATTGCGTCAGCGAGTCACACAACACGCTCGCCTGGTGTTTCGACATCCACAGGTTTTAACAACACAACGACAGCCGAGTTGAGCCAGACATCGTTTCGGGCCGAGCGCCAAAAAATGCGCCGGTTTAATAATGATCAAGGCTACATTGCGAACGTCATTCCTGACACGCTGGTTGTGCCTATCGAGCTTGAACAGCGCGGTATGGAAGTGTTGTACTCGCCTGGTGATCCCGATAATGCACGTCGTAGCATGAACCCGGAAGCCAATACGGCGAAGATCATGGTGCCTCTCTACATGACTTCGAGTACGAATTGGGGTCTGGTCAATGAAAGTATGATGCACGACAACTGCGTGTGGTTTGATCACACGAAACCGGATTTTCGTTCGATTATCGACTTTGAGACTTTTCAACTCAAAGTATCTGGCTACGGTCGTTGGTCTTTCATGGTGTTCGGTTGGCGCTGGGTGGATTGGTCCACTGCGTAACAGTACAAAATGTAATTACACAGGAGTACACACGATGCCTGGATTCAATGAAACGTGTCACATGATGCCACAGTTCAAAGGTTTGTCGGGCGGACCGCACAAATTGCCTGACCTTCCGATGGAACACGACATCAGCGGCCAGGGAAATCAATCGTCTGGCAAGAGCAACAACGGTGCTGCTTATACGGCCCACAAATCGCGGGCTACCATGGGCAGTAAGGTACTTTCCAAATAGAGGATGTTCCCCCTATGCCCGTCTCAGAACGTGAATTGACCATCCCTGTATTGGCTGAACAGAACTATCTGCGCTACGATCAACGTCAGGAATTAGAGCGTTCATCGTCTGCAGTGCGCGAAGTGCTTGATAATCCAGCAATGCGTGCTGAAGCGGAACGTGATGGTGCTGACCTGGAGTCTATGGAACAGCAGTATCACCGCGAACGTGAGATGTTGGAGCGCGGCACACCGCCGTCATACGATTCACAGACGAAAAATAAATTGAATCGAGTGCGGCGGCATCTCGAAGAAGAAATGGTCTCGACTGCATTGTCACGAGATGAGATGGAGCGCGGTACGCCTGAAAATGTCGATAAGTATTTTCAGTGGCATTACGGGCAGTATAACGGTGATCAAAAAATGCGTGCATATCGCACCATTTTACAGATACTGGACCCTAACAACGGAGAGCCTAACTTTTTATCGCTTTCTCGTTTACGGGCAAAAGTGGGTCAATCACCACGCCGTAATCTTCCGGCTTTTCGTGACAATTTTGATGAAATCAAGTGGGAAGAAGTGCTTGAAGAAGATTTAATTCGAGATATGGACAACGACGAATATCAAAAATTTCTCGAACTCAGATTGCTTGATTGGACGCGCCCATCTATCTGTAAAGAGCTTTCGTGGACTGCAAAACAGTATGAAGCGGCCATGGAGCGTGTACGCAATTCTCGTGGTATTCGGTCACGTCGCGTAGAACCAGAACCCGAACCTGAAGCGCAGCCCGAAGCGCAGCTTCGCCCCTACGATCCCATTCTTGATAAAGAAGTGGAACGTGTACCGGGATGGCCGCGTGAGGAAATCAAAATACTCGGCATGACCAATGCAGAGTTTATCAGACAATCAGGCATAAGACAAGAATACTTTTATAAGTATTCCCATGACGACAGTTGGCCTGAGCATTACCGCAGAGATATTCTCGTACTACTTGATCGTTTGAAGTCGGAAGCGACGGAGCATGACGTAGAAGATGATGTACCTGTGAATGCGTCATAGCCCGTCGTGGGTATTTCTCGTAGCCTGTGCTACATACACACAGAGCACATGAAAGGACACTATCGTGGCACTTACAGCGTATCCTGGTATGTTAGCGGGTGTTGGCGCACCGTATCTTAATGTGTTACCAATGCTGACGCCTGGTAAAGTTTTCTTCGTACACGCAACGCTGGGTAAGACAAATAACACGGGTGACGACCCGACGCGACCCATGACGACCATTCAAGCGGCGTATAATAAATGTCGCGCCACACGTGGTGATATGGTTGTAGCTTTGCCGGGACATACCGAGGCGATCTCTGCTGCCGCTGGTATTGTACTGAACCTTGCCGGTGTTCGTGTCATAGGTATAGGAGACGGCAATGCGCGTCCTGTGCTCACTTTGGGCACAGCAACGTCAGCGTCATTTGACATCACAGCGGCAAATAACCTTGTCAGCGGTTTTGTTTTTGATATGACAGGTGTTGATGCGATTACTGCTGGTATGAATGTTCAGGCGGCAGACACGCTGATTGTGAATAATCGCTTCATTCTTGCTTCAGCATCAGCACAGGCGACTCTCGGTATTTTGACAACTGCTGCTGCAAACCGTATGACGTTGATGGCGAATCGCTTTGAAGGGACATCAGATGCCGGTACGACTGCCGCTGTACGTATTGTCGGCGGTGACGGTATTACTATCGGCGGTCTTGATTTAAGTCAAGGTAATTGGTTTTACGGAGCGTATTCATCTGGTGTCGGTGCGATTCAGGGTCTTACGACAGACACAACGAATATCCTTGTGGCAAGCAACGCGATTTCAAATGTCACCGCAAATTCAACGAAAGCGATGGTGTTTACAGCGTCGTCTACTGGTGTATTCACGAACAACCGCATGGCGATCCTTTCTGGTACCGCTCCTGTGACGTTTGCGGCTGGTAATAACGGCGGTGGTGGCTATTACAGCGCGGCTGCAGGTGTGGCGGCTGGTACGCTCATCTAACGAGGATACACACAATGTTCGATATGTCGGTATATTTTAACTATGAGCTGGAGCGTACCGCACGCTCCAGCGGGTGTGACGATGAAACACGCAGCATGATTAAAGAAGAACTCATGTTGCGTAAAAAAGACAAGACACGGGAACCTGTGAATCCACAAGATGAGGTAGTACCACATGGCCCAGAAAAAGTTGAGCTTCAAAAAGGGGACAGTAGCACGGGCAGCACGCGGTAAAATAGCAGAGCAGTTCAAAGCAGAAGGTGATTCGGCTGATAGTGCCTTTGCGAAGGCAACGGCTATCACGAAACGTGCCTCAAAAGGTGGACAGAAGAAGCTCGCACAGAAAGGGTTGAAGTGAAACGCAAACTCAACGAAGAAAACAAAAAGCACGAAAAGACTGAAAGTGCAGCGAAAGAAAAGCAAGAAGAAAAAATGCTCAAGATGATGAAGAAGAAAGGCAAGAAATGAACGGGAATACCAACGGCACCAGTCAAACTGTTCCTACGGTAAAAAACCCGGAAGAGGACATCAATAAAGAACTCATGGCACGTAAAGCGCCGTGGTCGAAACCTGACAAAACACGCGGCACTTCCTGACATTCTCGTTCAATGAACGAGATTTAAGTGTTTGATATGAGGTGAGTTGTGGCACTACCCTACCTATTTGAGTGCAATTTTGAAGACGGGACAAGTTCACCGTTTGACAGTGAAACTGACACGGAAAATAAACTCTCTGTCGAGCACTACTCTGTACTCTCGAAGTTGCCGTTTGTTGACTCCATTCCCTATCGCGGTGCGTATGCGGCATTGATAGATGTATCAATTGGTACGGCTGATGCCTATTACCAGGAAGATACAGGCTTTGATGTTGCAGCAAACACCGCCGCTGCCTGTCGCTTTGCCTTCTGGATTTCCAGCAATCTTGTCATGGCGACTAATGACACATTTGATGTGCTGGAGTGGCAATCTGCGGGTCCGGTCAATGAGTTTTCAGCTCGTATCATTAACACAGCCGGTGTTATTACATTTTCTGCGGGTGATCCAGGCGGTGCAACATTCCGCACCTCTCCTATCACACTGAATACCTGGCATATCGCAGAGCTTGTCATCAATACAGGTACAGGCGTAAATGCCACGTGTACAGTGTATCTTGATGGCCAACAACTTGGGGCACAGATAACAGGTATCACCTGTGCGGCACTCACACAGGCGCGTATGGGGGCCATTGGCATTGATGCAGGTACGACACGTGGTCGTATCCTTCTTGATCAGATCGTTGCTGACGACACACGTGTAGGTACTTTCTCAAAACGCTTTGACATGACACGTTTTGCAACGAAGTCAGGACACGTAGCGTTAGGACCGGGTTCAATTGTTGAAGCTGATCTCGTGCAGTCAAGTGCTCTTGATGAGACGATGACGATGTGGGATACTGACACAGCAGACACCACAGATGTAAGTCGTCGTATCGTGGCTTTTCAGGCATTCAGACCTATTTTCTTCAATAAAGGTGTGTATGTCACACTTAGCGGCACAAATCCGGTAGGTGTGGTGAAATGCAAAGATGCGTTAGATATGTCGGAAGGCGGTATTAAGAATTTGGGGGTGCGTCATCTATGAAAAAATTACTGACGTGGCTTTGTATTCTTTGTACCGCTTTTCCGGTGTATGCACAGGTGGTGAGACCTCCGACTGGAAGTAGCGGCAGCTCACTAGAAGTGAAAGAGGTTGACGGTACACCAGATGTCACCAGTGTACGTACAATGGTCGTACCAAATGGATCACTCACTGATAATGGCAATGGTAGTGTTACTTTAACAATATCTGGGTCTGGTACTGTAACGAATACTGGCACGCTGACGGCGAATCGGCTCATGCTTGGTAATGGTGCTAATGATATTACCGCGTCATCCTCGCTCACCGGATTGGTGCTGGGCAATGGAGCATCTGCTCCGACAGCCATTACAACCTCGGCTGGACTTGCGGGGGCACTCTCCGATGAGACGGGTAGTGGATTGGCGGTCTTTGCGACATCTCCAACCCTTGTAACGCCGACGCTTGGTGTAGCTTCAGCTACAAGCATCAACAAGGTCACGATCACGGCTCCGGCAACTGGGTCAACCCTGACGATTCCTGATGGCGTAACGCTGACCGGGCCATCGTCCTCTGCGACCGTCGCAACGCTTGGTTTGACCAATACGTTTACAGGGCGGCAAGATGCCAGTGGCGCAGCGTCAACGTCTCCTATGAAGGTAGGGACCACGGCAGGAAAACCTGGAACGTGTATTGTTGGTGACGAATATTTTGCCAATGATGCCACCGCAGGGCAAAACATTTTCTTTTGCACAGCCACAAATACCTGGACGCAGCAGCTCAATTCAGGCGGTGGTGGTGGGAGCCCTGGTGGCTCGAATACACAAATTCAGTACAACAACTCTAGCGCATTCGGCGGTGCGGCCAACTTCACCTTTACGAGTGCGACGGGGGTTGTTGGCCTCACGCAAAAGGCCAACGGCAATGAGACGTTGACGGGGAATCGCTTTACTGATACCTCCCCGACTGGTAATTTTATTCATTACCAAAACGCCGCATTGAATCAGGATTTGCTCTTAGGCGATGTGACGGGAAAGTTCACGGCTGTATCTTTTGCCACTAATGCCACAGGGGGCGGGACGCTTGCCTTGAATGGCGCTACCAGTGGCTCTGTGACGTTGAATGTGCCTGCGACAGCAGGTAGCAATACGATGACCTTGCCAGCGGCCACCGATACCTTGATTGGCAAGGCCACCACGGACACCTTGACGAACAAGACCTACGACACGGCAGGCGCGGGGAATACGTTCAAGATCAATGGCACCTCGATCACCGCCATCAAGGGCAACACGGCGACGGTGGCGACGGTCTCTGGGGCGCTGACGACCGGGAATGTGGTGAAAAGTGACGCTTCAGGGAATCTCATTGATGGCGGGTCGGCGGGCGGAGGGTTTGATGCCAACGATGTGACGGTTGTGTGGTTCCGTGATGACTTTCCTAGCAGCAATACCAGCTCAAGCAACTTTTTTGGGCAGCTCCGCTGGCAGCCGAACGCTATCACCTCGTGTTCCACCGGAGGTGCCGGCACGGCAGACCAGAATGGCGTCTTTCCCCATGTCGGGATCACGCAGCAGACCACCCCAGTTACAGCAGGGTCTGGGTGCGTACTCCATATGTCGACAGCCAGTAATGGCATGTTTGGCACGCTCTTTAATCAAGGTACCAATAGCCCGTGGACATCGAAAACCATTGCACGTATCTGTGCGCCATCGGGTGCAAATACCTGCGGCGGCGGCGGCGCACCGAGTAGGGTCATTTTCAAGACCGGCCTGGTGGACGGGGCGGCGAGTGTCACAACCATTACCCCGGCAGGCGGGTGCTGGATTCGCCACGACACGAACGCAGGGGATACGGACTTTATCGGGGAATGTTGTTCAGCCTCAACGTGTACGGCGACCACCGGCTTGACTGGGAGCGCGGCGGATCAGGGGTGGCACACTTTCAAGATTTCCAGTACGACCAATGGGCAGATAACGTTCACCGTTGATACAGGCACCCCACAAACCGTCACAACGAATGTTCCTACGGGCAAGGACATTGCTCCCTGGCATGGGATTGTGGCTGGCACGGGCGTCTCTGGCTCAGAGAATCGCCGCTATCAGCTCGATTTCTGGTCCTTTAGCGGGACGGTGGCACGATGAAAACCTATGGGTTGGCCTTGTGTCTCGCGCTCCTCACTGCCCCATGCGTCCAGGCGCAAGCGTCGTGGACGATGACGGGGGGCGTGACTATTGGTGGCACCGCAACGCTCGCGGGTACCTATTCCCCTATCCCTACGCTTGCGGCAGGATGGTATCAACTCAGTGGGACCAATGCCCAAACAAGTTGCTGCCCCAACACGACGCAGCTTCCAGCACCACAGGGCGGCACGGGCTGCAAGAGTGTGATGGATGCTCAGTCAGGCGGTGCCTTTGATTGGCTCAATCGTAAATTCTATGTCCATGGCGGTGGCCATAATGATTGGTATGGCAATAGCGTGTGTTCATTGGACATCGGGGCTTCGCTGACCAGTAGCCCGTCAGGCATAAATTTCTTTGTGCAACCAACAGCTTTGCACGCAGCGCAGACGACAGGGCCGAATATCGGTGCTCAGGCTGGAGGAGCCGAAGGATTACCGGCACGTGGAATTACGAACGTTGTACGTACCAGTAATGTCGTCACACTCACGTGTGATATTTCTTGTCCGTTTTCGGTCAATGACCATGTTCAGGTGGCGAATACCGCGCTGGTCGATAGCACAGATGTTGTTGTCACAGGTACGCCTTCAAGCACAACCTTTACATATACCTTGGCTGGTAGTGATATTGGCAGTACGGGTGTGACAGCGCGTGCCAGTGGCTACACAGCGCCGAATGCACGCCACACGTACCAGGGTGATGTGATTGACCCGACATCTGGGAAGCTCGTCACTATTGGTGGCTTTTTATCGCCAAACGCGACCGGCACCAATCAAGCATGGTCGCTTAATCTCAGCTCAGGAGTGTGGACGTGGGAAGGAACGCCGTCTGGGACACCGCCGTCCGCAGCCAACGCCGGGAGTAATCCCGTTCTGCTTGGTATTAAGAACAGCACGCGAGGGGACAGGTTGTGGCTTGGAAGCAATGGCGACCTCTACGAGTGGGATCATACCTCTGCGCCAGGCACGATGACCAAGCGCACGAGTGGGAGCCCCATGCTCACTAACGGAGCCTGGACGCAGTGTAGCGGCGGAATTGATCCGATTAACGAGTATGCTGTGTTTATTTGTGGTGATTCTCGCGCTGCTCATAGTGCAGGGTATTATGCTGTCAGTATCGCTTCTGGGAGCAGCTTTACTGTCAAGACACTCACGCAAACAAGCTGTGATACGGCTAACGGTTTTACGGCTAATGTTTACACAAGTGGGCTCAACATTACAAGTCCGGGGCTTGATTGGGACTGGAAACATAGTGAGATGGTTGGCTACCTCGGAAATGGCAACGATCTATACAAAATGGCCATTAACTACGGGGCTAACACGGTCACTTGTACTACTGAGACGGTGGCAAGTGGGCCTTCGACATACAATATGGGCATCAGTGGGGTGTTTAACCGCTGGGCTTACTCACGGCAGGATGATCTCTGGCTGTTGTGCCAGGGTGGCAACACTAATTGCTATGTACTCAAGCGGAATTAGAAATATGACAGAGAGTATATTTTGAAAAAAATACTACTTTTAGCGTTTCTTGCGGGTTTGGTGAATCTCGGTTCGACACTCGGTGCGATTGCTCAAGGGTCGTCTTCGGTTACAGCAGCACAGTGGTATTGGGTTATTGGAGCATTCGTAACCGCATTTGCAAAAGACCTGCAATCATTGTTTGTAGTGCCACCAAAAAAAGAATTACAATCAGGTGACTCAACTGTGACCATTGAGACAAAGAGCTAGGAGTGTATCCGTGCTCGCTACGACACTCGCTGCCCAACTACGTACCAGAGTGCAAACGTTGAAACTCGTTGATGAACAGACGGGTTTTCTTGATGAAGATGAGTTGGAGCAGTACATTGGTATTGCGATTACCTATCTAACATCGCTGTATCAACTGCAACATTTCATTGACATCAATCGTGAGCTGTTTCGCACGACGGCTAACGTAGAAACATATGAAATTCCAGAAAATCTTGGTTTTTGGGCACCAGAGCAGACAAGGCAGTCCGGGCTCGCTGTGCGTCAAACGGACAACGAAAATCAAATCACGAATCTGGAATACTACGACCCTGCACGTTTTAATTTGTATCGTACAGGGACAACAGGCAAACCGGCGTGGTTCACTTTTGCGAATAATCTGATGTGGCTTCAACCTGTACCTGATACAGTGTACATCATTGAAGCAATTCTTCGTCCTGTGCATGACAATATGGACATACCAGATGCGTATGCACCGGCAATCGGCATTCAAACTCTCTATCAACTTGCCTCGGATAAAAACAAACTTACACCACAGTTGCAAGATGAACATACAAGGCTTGTACGTACTTTAGTTAACAATGAAAGTCGCTTTCGTCAAAGATTTTACACATCACGCGAGCGCATAGGTTTCGGCAGAGGGCGGAGGCGTCGGTATGGCTACTAATGGCGAATCAATTATAACATTACCGAGTACCACACCAAATAGTTCGAGTTATAGTACATCACGAACATGGATGCAGCAAGAAATTGCCGCTGTACTTGCACGGTATCTCGTACATAAAGGTTTTGTATATTCAGGTGGTATACATGGTACTGCGTCTGGTATGATATCGAGTGCCTTTGCGACAGAAGCATTCACATCAAACCATAATCGTATACGTGCGGGTGTAGGAGGTGTGGGTGGAACGGCTGCTATCAACTACAGTGCCATGGGAGCTGCTTCAAATGACACAGCATGGGTAGTCATTTGTGCGGCACAGGGTAACAGTTTTAATAATTTTTCACGTGTAACAGGTACGAACTATTTTGTTGATGTAGTGTCTACTACACAGCCAACATGGCCTGACGACAGTACGCCGCTTATGAAGGTGACTATTAGTGGTGGGAATATCACTGCGGTGCTTGATTTACGCTATCCCGCGTCCTTTGTGTTGTTTGGTCGGTATGATGTAACAGATGCACTTTACGGGGCCGTGGGTGACGGGATAACAGATGATACGTCGGCCTTTGTAGCAGCGTTGGCTGCGTATGGCTCCGGTTTTCCGAATCCGGCTGGTGTACCACCGCTCACATCAAATCCACCGACAGTTAGTATTGAAGGTAAACTCGTTTTTGTTCCGCGTGGTTGGTACAAGGTTTCAAGTACACTCACTGTCCCTAAGAATACTATTCTACAGGGTCAGGGCATGGATGCTTCACGTATTTTGCAGTTTGGTAACATTGATCAAATTATATTGAGTGATAACAGCCATTTATATGACTTGGGTTTAGTTGGTGGCGGTTCTCTTGGATACACAGGTCGTGGTATTGTGATTCCTGAAGGTCACTTCAATGGTGGGTATCAACGTATCGAACGTTGCCGTGTTGAAGAACATCTTAACTTTTGCCTTGAATTGCCACAAGCGGCTGACCCTCTTAATAATACACCGGGAGCATATCTTACACTTCGTGATTGTTTTATGGGTCGATACGATGGAGCAACTTTCGATGCTACCATTCGTGAAGCTGTGAAATTACCTAATTCAGACGCAACTGGTGGTATTAAACGTACTTTTGATAATTTGATTACTTACGGTTTTCGTGGTATCCACTTAGGCGGCTCTACTCTCACGTCAGTGTATAATTGCCGCATGGGTAGTATAGTTTTCACAGCAAACACCTCAAAATGTGTCGTACAAAATTGCAGAATTACTGGTTTTGAAAAACTGACGGGAACTGAAAATGTAGTGGCGGGTAATATCATTGGAAGTAACCCAAATGCAGATCACATCACACTTGATGCTAACGCATTTTATTGCCGCCTTGGTCCTAATGCATATGGAAATGAATTTACAAGCAGCCCACGTGCACAACCGTTAGATAGCAGCGGTAATAATACTAATTGGCTCATTATTGTTGATCTTGATTATGCAATGCCATGGAAAGCAGACACAGTTGATCCAGTTATAGGAAACGGATCAATTGTATCGACATATTCACGTGAAGGTCATACTGTAACATGGACAGGTCATATTACTATTGGATCGACAACGACACTCGGAACGGGTAACTGGTATTTCACACCGCCGTTTCCTGCATATCCATCAAATACAACTGCACGCGCTACAGGTACTTTTTATACGACACGTGACAGCGTGTCGTATCGTATTGGAGTGTGCCGTATTATTTCAGGTGCAGGGAGTCCTGGTCAATTGTATTGCTATACAGAAAACCAGGAGGGAGTGCTTCATTCTACGGTTCCTGCTGCATGGTGGATTGCAGGTGACACCTTGGATTTTACAATCACCTATAACATGGCAGCAACACCATAGGGATACGCATGTCACTCAAGTATAGTGATCTTCTTGATATTATGGAGCAACGTGCAGAGCGCTTAGGGCTTATAGATGTTGATGAGGGTCGCGCTGACTCAGTTGAACTCATGTTGTATGTATTTCAAGCATTACTTGAAATAGTTGAATCAGCAGATATTCCAGCGTATATGACATACGACGCACTCATTGCACAGACTACAACAGGCAAAGCTGACTACAATCTACCAGATGAATTTGGCAGACTTATCCTTCCCCGTGTACACAATAAACGCGGTTTTTATTTATTCGACACTGTGAATAATGTTCAACTTGAATACATGGAGCCGCCTTCTTTTTTTGCACGTACAGAAATGTCAAATAATGTACCAATTTTTTTTACTGTAGCAGAAGAAAAAATGTGGCTTTCACCACCGCCTAATGGTGTATATACTATAAGGGCGACCTACATCAAGCAAATAACACGACCAGAACTTGATGACACAGTTACGCTGCAATATCCAACAGCACTTATTGAGACAGCGTTACAGCGTTTTGCAACTGATGTAGGTAAACAAGCACAGGGACTCACCACATCAAAACAAGAGTCCCTTGTGCGTCTCACACAGGGAAGCAGGTAATGACACCTCTTAAATCATCGGCCATCGCCAGTTCGGATTACAATCCTGTGGACAAAACACTCAGTGTGACTTTTAATAGCGGCGACACATATGTATACAATGGTGTCCCACAAGAAGTAGCCCAGGGATTGAATAGAGCTGAATCGGCTGGCAAATACTTTCAAACAGTTATCCGTGCAAATTATGTCGGCGCGAAACAGAAGGAAGAAAGCTGATGTCAGGAGTTGCACGTGCAGAAGCGAAACTCACCGTAGACAGCAATCAAGGTATAGCCGGACCATTTTCTGTGTTGTGTGCTGAATCAGTGACGAATTGGGTTGGACCTTTTACAATTCAAATCGCCACTGGTGCATCAGAACAATCTGTTATTGTTATAGGTACGCAGGGACTCACGACAATCACAGATATTATGATCACATCAGATACAGCTATTTCAGTGACGTATGGCGCGGCGGCATCAAATGTCCCTGTACCACTTGGTGCAAACAAAGTGCATCTTGTAACAGGAACAAGTTTGACAGCGTTGTCAATTACGAATGCGTCAGGTGTTACAGCGACGGTAACGTATCTCGTTGCAGGTGCGTAAATGACGACAGCGGAGCTTATTCAATACGTATCAATAAAGCTCGGAGAACAGACTGCGTTCTACACACAAGATGAGATCGTGAAGAACGGCCTGAATCCGGCCCAACGTTTACTGTGCCTGGCACACCCCCGTGTGCTCAATCAACGTGCGGTATTTACCATAGGCGCAGAGCGGCCATTCGTTGATCTTCGTCTTGTGCAAAACAGTAATGGTGATATCGTCGGGAACCGTGTACGCAAAATTAACCGGGTTGTACTTGGTGACGTGAGTGATGATGTGGAACTTCCGAGTAGTACAACGGGGGAGCTACGAAGGTTGCGAAGCACCACACTCACGGCTCTCATTACAGAAAAAAACTGGCTCAAACAACGCGGAGAAGTGCGACGTTACTGGCAATGGGGTAAAGTGTGGCTCGGTGTGTATAAACGACCCGTTGTTGACACAACAGTAACACTCATTTATGAAAGTATGCCAACACCTTTGAGCATAGACAACCCTGACGTGTCCCCAGATGTGCAGGATGTCTATCACACAGTTATTGCTGAAACTGCTGTTGGATTACTTATCACAAAAGAAGGCGCACCAGACGGTGTTCGTGGTGTACAAAAAGTAATGCAAGCACTACAAATTCAACAAACAACAGGTGTTACAGCGTGACACAGGTAAGAGATCAAATAGAACGCATACAGTGGTTGTTGCAAGATAATAGTACATCGCCAACAATAAAAGAAACTATTATCGCAGCACACCGAGACAGCGCACAGCGGCTTGCACGCCATAATATGTTTACACAAATTCAATGGATAAACGCTGTAGCAAATCAATCATTGTACACGCTGGATATGCCAGCGGTCGATGTGATATATGTTCTGTATGACGAACGTGTGTTGCGTTATGCGTCAGAAAACGCTCTGGATCGCTTCGTAGGTACATGGGAAAGTCAGAAAAGCCAACCGGAATACTGGACACAGGACAATCAAAATCCTAATATCATTCGGATTGTACCTGCACCTCAAGCCACAGGAAGCGCGGTGCCGGTGTATCCATCTCCTCTCATACAAGACACACGCGGCAATTTAATCATATTTTACGTCGAAGATGTTGAATCACAAATTACCGCAGAGGACAACACACTACCGACCTTACTTGATTGGGATGATGTGCTGGTGTGGGATACAACACGGATGCTCGCAGAACGTGAAACACATACACAAAATCTACCAGTTGCACAACTATGTAAGCAATTAACAGATTTGTGGATGCAACTCATGGAGAAAAAATAATGGCACGTAAAAAAAGCTCAATGATGATGTATGAGCCCACACCGCAAGATCAAATGGATTACGCCATGAACAGTGCAGTTGAGAAAGCGGTGTTGAATCACCCACACACAATTAAATTGCGTAAAACCATTGAAAAGGAAATGCAGAAAGCGGCAAAAGTTATGCCTCAACAGAACAAAGTTACAACTGCGAAGAAAAAGTAAATGGCACAAACGCAGTCACTAGGTAATCCACAAATTACAGGTCAAACTCTTGAAGATTTGCAGCGTTCAACACAATTTTGGATGCAGCAAGTTTTTAATCATCTTGATCGTATGACAGGTTTGCGTGGTACACCAAAGTTATACAATAACCTTGATGCGAATGGCATGACGCTGCAAAACATTGGAAATGGTGTCAATCCGACAGATGCAGTCGCACGTCAACAAACACTTGTGCTTACAATGGACCCGCAAAATGGTATACCACAATTTGATGCACAGGGGATCGGCATCTTCAATGCTGCGAATGCAGATCATTCTACTGATCTTGTTACACTTCAACAACTTATTCAAACTATCAACGATTCTATAACAAACGCTGGTATGGGCGCATCGTTTGTAACCGTCAATGCGGAGCCACTACTTACAAACGAACGTCAAGCTGCGGTCGAAGCCACTGTGCTAACATTGACAGACGGTGGTGCAGGTAGCACTCTAACGTGGGCTGTGGCGGCTAACGGGATTACTAATGCTAAGTTACGTCAAGGTGCAGCTACGTCGATTATGGGTCGCTCTGCGAACTCTGTAGGCAACGTCGCTGATATCGCAGCATCTGCAGATGGTCAAATTTTAGTAAGACAGGCAGCGGCACTTACTTTTACTGCAACGCCGACGATTACAGGTCCGGTAATCATTGGTACTGATCCAGGTGGTGCCAACACACTGCGTATCGGAGGGGCGCTGACAATCAACAGTGCAACGATGATTAGCACGAAAACGAGCTTCACGAATGGTGCAGCCGCAGCCGCAGGAACATTGCTTAACGCACCAGCAGCGGGAAATCCTACGAAATGGATACCCGTAGACGATAACGGTACAACACGCTACATACCGGCATGGTGAGATATGATCACACTTATTGATGTCGTTCAACTGTGTATTCAGCTCATTCAACGTGCGGAAAAGGCCGAAGAACAGATAAAAGAACTCAAAGCGCAAATTGCAAGTAACTATCACATTTGTGAAAATTGTCAACGTGTTTTATCGGAAACAATGCCATGAGTTTTCAAACACAAGAATTTATAATACACAGATTTGAACTTAATTTTGATGAATACACATGGATATGTGTACCACCTAAAATAACATCAAATTCACGAGACGTGTGTAGTGGTTGCGGTACAAAAATAACATATAGAGATGTAGAAAAATTTCAAACAAATCAATTAAATGTAATAGCTTTTCTAAAAGCTGCGAAAACAGCATCATAGAAAGCATATTGTGCCTTTTCAATCATTTCATATACCAAGATGGACACGCGGTGCTACACTTATCGGTGAGCCCGATGCAATTCCTGATGACGCTCTGCGTCATGCTGTCAATGTACGCCTTGACCGTACACTTGGAATTGTCGAGGCACGTCCGGGTTGGACGTTAAAAACTGCTGTAGCATTGAGTGGATCAATTTCATATATTTCAAAATTATTTAGCACTTCTTTAACGTATGCATACGCCCAGGTAAGTACATCACTGTACAGGCTAACTTCATTATGGGTTGCCCCGACTTTGATTGCTACCATAGCTGCGGATACGTTATCTGACGCAAACAGCCCGGATGGGAACGGACACTTACTCAAGTATTTTGTGAATAGTACCACGGCACTTAAAGACGATGGTACGACGACAACGACTATGGGCATAGCGCCGCCAACAGCAGCGCCTACATCAGCGGCACTTGCCACAGATTTGAAAACCACCATTGATGCCATGAATAATGCAGCAAGCTGGACTGGAAGTGGCCTCAGTGCTGGACCTGCTGATGATACAACGCAATATCAAGAAAATGGCAACAGTGTTTCTTTTTCAATTGCTGCATCGACGTTTGGGAGTATCGCGCAGTTTCTTGGTGGTGTCGTTAATCTGGATACTCTCACAGGTGGTGACAATCTTGTCAAAGATGATGATTATATTTTTTTATGGGTGAGAGCAGATAGACCTGAACGTGTAACTTTTATGCAAGTTGACGTTGACGTTGATTCAACATCAACGGGTGTTGCAGATTCTTTTCGTCATAACTATTACTCGGTACGTCTTGGCGGCACAATAACACTGTCGCAAGGTATTAATGAGTGGACAAAAGTACAGATTCGCAAATCATCATTTGCTCGGTACGGCACAGATACGTCACGTAGTTGGGCACACGCACGTGGATTTCGTATTGGCTTTCTCACCAATTCACAGGGGACGGTAGCTTTCAATGTTGATGATTTTAAGTTACGAGGTGGTGTGGGCATTGAAGGTGACATCGAGTATACAGTCACATACCGTAATTCTTCCACGGGCGCACGCGGTAATCCGCCCAAAGACAGTGACGGCATCGTACAGTACACCACGGCAATCACCACGGATCGCCAGCGGATCAACCTCACAACAACCAATGTAATTCAGGGTGGTGCGAACCATCCAGGTGATGCACAGATTGACAAACTCATGATATGGCGTCGTGGAAGCGCATTTACCACCGCTGTGCTTGTTGATACTATTAGTGACACCGTAGCGAGTCCGTATCTTGATGACAATTCTGACGCCACACTTGTGCTCACAAATAAACTACTTGAGACAGACAATGATGTACCGCCAACTGGTACGACACGTATAGTGTTCGGACCAGATGCCACCGGGCATTTTTTTATGATCGTCAATGGGTATCGTCTTTATATTTCAAAGCCATACGAAGATACGGAGAATCGTGTTGAGAACTGGCCTGCACTTGGTTTTGCACTCGTTGGTGACGGTTCATCACGTGCGGTAGCAGGCATAGCAACCGCAACTCAAATTCGTGTGTGGACGACAGAGCGCACATATAACGTGGTCGGCGTTGGGCAAGACACTTTTTTACCTGTCGCCATAGAAGGATCACGCGGAGCTGTTGGTAAAGATGCTGTAACAGCCGGAGACGGAGTTATTTTCTTTGTCGCACAGGATGGTATTTATATAGATGTGGGTGGTCGTCAATCAAAACTCACTGCGGCGATTGATCCATTTTTTCAGGGACTTACTGTTGAAGGGCAAGCTGGTTTAGGTGTACCACTGTCTACAACTAAACTCCGTTTCTTGCATCAACCAAAAGGTTCGTTGCTTGTAATGACATATTCAACTGGTTTCCTTGTGCTCAAGCCAAATTTACAAAATGCTCAACTAACAGAGTGCTTTTTTTCTTCAAGTACAAAAACCACACTGGCATCATTGTACACAGATACACTGAATTTGAACCTATTAGCCGGTTGCGATGATGGTAATGTGTACCAAATTGAAGATGAAACAACATACAATGATGCTGGTACGAGTTTAAGTATTCAAATGCGTACAAAATCGTATGATTTTGGTGATCCACAGCACTTAAAATATGTGGCATCAGCAGTCTTTGAAGGTCAGACAAATGGTCAAAATTTAACACTGAATGCCTATTACGATAGAGCCACTATTGCTCAAAGTGTGTCAACAACAGTAAATACAAGCTCTGAAATAGGCTTAGTGCCCCTCCCTGTGCAGACACCAGACACAAGGCGACGTGACGTAGCACTAGAAATCATAGGAACCGTAAGTCAACGTATAGCCATTACGCGATTGGGTTGTCTGTATGAGCCACAACCCGAACTTCAGACATACATGGATTCGGGTATTATTTCATTCGATTTTGTACAGCAATTAAAGCGTTTTGAAGCTGATATCAATTTACAATCACAGAGCACTTTGGTGGTATATGCAGATGGTGTAGTAGTATTCAATCAAATGCTTGTTGTAACATCTGGGCGTGTAAACATGCCCATCTATCTACCAGCAGGGATGCGAGGAAGATACTGGCGTATCACATTAACTGCATCAAGTAGTGCGTTTTTATGCTATCATTGGAGTGGGTTCTTTAAGCAGCTCGGAACAGATCAGCAGTACATAGAACGTGTAATGGTGCAAGGGGTGTAGCAATGTTATTTGATCGCCTCATATACGGCTATAGATGTCAAGAAGGCGATGACGACGGAAGTAGTGGTGGTGGGGCGAGCAACAACGGTGGTGGAAGTGCCAGTGGTGGTGTAAGTAGCAGCGGTGCAGGTACTTCTGATAATGGCGGAGATGATAGTGGTGCTGCCAATGCTCTCACCAACATAAATAACACCACTGATCCAACAGACCCCGCTGCACTCATTTCCAATGAAGATGTGCTCAAGCGTGGTCGAGAGCTTGCTATTGCTGGTGTACCTTTACAGGTTGGTAATCTATTTGATGCTATCAATCGGTTACGAGCACAGGCGAAGGGCTCTACTGCTGAGATTTTTCCGCAGGTACTTGGTCAGCTTTCAACGATTCGTGGTACGCTCGCTGATGCGTCGTCAGCTATAAGTCGCCGTCTTGGCTACGCAGGTGGTGGACAAACTGTACGCGGGAGACAGGTGGCACTTGGACAAGCAGCAAATCAATACGGCAATCTCATATCACAGGGGCAGCAGTCTGCTTTTTCAAATTTGATTAAAAACTTAGGTGGTCTGCAGCCTGTATTATCTGGTGCAGCGCGACCACCAAACACAAGCGTATCGACTAAACCGGCTGACTTTACCAATGTAGGAAGAAGCCTGGCGGGTTTCGGGAGTGCATATAACGCTTTTGCTGCGAATTTGGATGCAAATAACGCAGCATCGACTATTGCAGGATTTAGAAACAATCCTGATATCTACAATGCCGCATTTGGCCCACCGAGTGTAGGGTAATACATGAGTGACACACTTACATTAGCTACACAAAAAAAACAAGCACTTGTGGATGCGAAGATATTTGAACAATCTCATGTGCAGCGTACAGAGCAAGAACGCATGAGAGTGCGTCAAGGTATTATTGAATTTGAGCAGGCGCTTACAAAAGTACCCGGTGCGGTCCTGGGTGACTCTATGCCGCTACGCCATTCATTTGCTGATGGCTGCTACGTGAGAGAAATTCTTGTACCTAAGAATACATTAGTTGTTGGAAAAATACACAAACACAGCCATCCTCGTTTTCTATTACGCGGTGAAGCACTTGTTTTTACAGAACATACTGGATGGCGATATTTTAGAGCGCCTTCATATGTCATCAGTCAATCAGGTCGCAAAAGCATTTTTTTCGCTCTGGAAGACACAATCGTCGTCACTGTGCATGTTACCGATGAAACTGATCTTGAGAAAATCGAAGACTTTGTTATTGCAAAAACATATGACGATTATGAAACTTTCAAAAAAGAACAATTAGCTCTTATGGAGCCCGCGATATGACATACGCAGCTATCGCCGTTGCTGCTGTTGGTGCTGTATCAACCATCGCAAGTGTCGCATCAGGGGGCAATAAACAAACATCATCCTCGTCATCGCAGCTTGAGTTTCCCGATGAGACACGTCGTCTTTTTCAAGATGTTGAAGAACCTATACTTTCTGGTAGTTTGAATGAACAAAGCTCTCTTTTACAACCGTTCCTGGGTGGTTTCAAACCCGGACAGGCAAAAGAGGCGGGTTTTGGTGGATTGAAAGACATCGTACAGGGTGCTACACGCAAAGGCGGACAAACCGCAGGCGTAAATGATTTAGGGCCAATTTTTGAAGACACAGCGGGACTGCCTCCAGCACTTATAAACGCACTACGATCACTTGTGCTTCAACGTGGGGCATCGCTCAATTCAGTAGTACCAGCAGGATACGGGCAATTTTTATCACCTTCGACGTTTACGCAGTCAACACAGGCGGGTCCGTCAGCATTTGATTCCGGGTTTCAGATTGCAGGAAGTCTTGCAAACGTAGCTGGTGCCTACTACGGCAAAGCGGGGTAGTGTATGGCAGGATTTGGTGACTTCTTACAGGCAATTCACTTTGGCGTAGGTCTCGCGGGTGGTTTTGCTGCACAGGCGGCACAGGAGCGTGCAGCGGCGCAGCAACAACGCCTTGAAGGTTTGAAACTCCTCAAAGATGATGAACATGAATTTGTGCCTGCTGGTGATGTGCCAAATCAAGCAGGCTTTTTAGGTACACTGTTCGGAGCACCTGCCGCTCCTGACGTGTACAACATTGCTGGAAGTAATTTTCGTCTTCAACGTAGACCACCTATTAGTCTTACACCGCTCACAGATACCACAGCTTCGCAAACAGAAGTGAAACCAAGCGCAACGAGTTTCGGCACTGTACAACCACTCAGCGATGTGCAACCTGCTGCACCAAATATCACAACACCGGAACAGAAACCAAGCGCAAACAATGCGGTGACACAACCAAATGCTGCCGCAGTTGCACCTTCGCTCATAAAAGCAGCGAGAACAATAAATGTCGCGCCGTCTGATTTATTCGCACTTGCACACGTTGAAAGTAGTTTTAATCCAAAAGCTGTTGGTCGTGTAACTAAATATGGTTGGCAAGCACAGGGACTTTTACAATTGAGTCCTGATACTGCTCGTGATTATGGTGTACGTGATGTGTTTGATCCTGATCAAAATGCACTTGGCGGCGCACAGAAATGGGCATATTCGCTACGTAAGGCTGATGGAGACCCTGCTGAGGCGTACAGGCGCTTCTATAATCCTGGTGCAAGTGATGCAGATGTACGGAAGTTTCTGGACGCTCGTGATCGGTTTCAAAATTTACCAGCACTTACTGATAAAGTAGTGAATGCACGCTTTGCCGGACCCGGAGCTGCGGCACCTGCTGAAGTGCCGGTACCCACAGAGAAGCCCGAAAATACCGACTTGAATGTACAGAACGCATCGACGCAAGGTGCAACTGAGCAACCGACAACGGCGCAAGGTGCAACTGAGCAACCGACAACGGCACAACCGACAACGGCACAACCGACAACGGCACAACCGACAACGGCACAACCGACAACGGCACAACCGACAACGGCACAACCTGTCGCACCCAAGCCGTCACTCATTGAGACACCATACGAGACGCCAGAGCAGCGCGGTATTAAAGCCTATAACAAAACACTTCAGCAATTTCAACCGTTCACACGCACAAAGAAGGATGCTGAAGCCGCAGTCAAAGCCGCACTTATTGCTCAGGAAAAAGCAGAAAAGGACCACGAAACTGAAGTCTCTGTGCGTGTACCAGCGGAAGTAAAAAAGTTTCTTGAAAATGAGCACCGCCCACAGGTGATCGAAGCGGCAAAAGATGTGCGTACTTTGCCGCAATTTGGTGAATTACTTCTCAAGGCACGTAACACACCCGAAGTGCCCTGGATTCAGCAAGCTACAGCGGCTATGCAGCAAGCACTTGCACAATCACCAGAGGTGCAAAAACAGGTTGCATCCAACATCTATCAAAAGATGCTCGCAGCGAACTTCACACCGCAGGTTATCAATGACACGTTGACAAACGCAGGTTATACTGGCGCACTCAAAACACAAGAAGAAGTTGAGCGTACAAATGCACTGGCCGGTCCCCAGGCAAAAGCGGCAGCGCAATCTCGTGAAGCTGTGCTGACGACGGAATTAAACAAACGCGCCGCTGCGGTAAAATCTGCAGAAAGTTTGCTGGCGAAAGATGATTTTGAAGGCGCACAGCAGGCACTTAGTGTTGGACAAATCCCATTTACTGACTGGCCTGAAAAACTCAAAACACACCTCGCAGTAGCGGAAATATCTGGAACTGCTACTGCCAAAGCTGAAGCAAAAGCACAGGAAACTAAGGCGACCACAGAGGTCACAAAACGATTTGCGAATCTCGGTACACCTGAATATCAAGCTATACGCGAGCGTGTGTATAAAAAAGGCATCGCAGATGGTGAGATAGAGCCTGGTACGCCCTATGGTGATCTACCGTATTCATTCGACCAAAAAGTACACGAACAGGCTGTACAAGATGATCTCAAATTACAGGTGCAAAAATCTGGAGATCAACGTGTACCTGAAGCGACACTGCGTGATTATATCGACCCCATCACACACCACTCTGTTCGCGCTCCTATTGGTGTAACGTGGTCACAGCTACAAGAGTTGACAAAAAATTTACCAGAATCTCCTGTGCTTGTTACGCCGAAAGATAGAGAAGCTGTACAAACTCTTGATTCATTTACCGCAGTAGCAAACGACCTTAAAACACGTCTTGAACGTTTATCTCAACCAGGTAAGCCGTTATATGGCGTCACTTCGGGTCTCTTTGATCGCGTAGCACTGGCGGCAAGTCTGATAAAATCGGCAAGAACACAAGATGAGCAAGATCTTAAAGTGCTTCAACAGCGTCTAAGTGAATGGGGCACAAAAACTATTGTGAACATTGAAGGTCTAAAAGGACGCCCCGCGTTTCAATTATTACAACCGGCACTTGAGTTGCGCCCGAATCTCAACGTGGGAATAACCAAATTACCAGACACACCAGCACAGATACTTGCACAAATAAACGGCGACTTAGACCTTGTGCATCATTTGACAAATAACATCATCTACGGTCGTCGTGAAACGGACATTCCAGAATACCTACGTGACCCTGAGTATTACAAAAAAGCGATACCGCAACAGAGTACGTCAGCGATACCTGCAACGACTACACCCACAGCGACATCGGCTACACCAGCAGCGCGAGCGCAAGCGGCTGGCACGACGCCAGCAGCGTCACCAACAAATGATCCATTAGATATCAACATAAATAAATAATGGAGTATACACGTGGGTCCGTATGATGCAATGGATGACACTGAACTCGCAGTAAAAATCAAAGCACTTGATGATGAAACACTTGGCAGCAAAATTAAACAGTTGTTGCCAGGTGTGTATGACGCACTAGATAATGTTGAAATCGGAAAGCGCGTGAAAAGACTGCCTGATGTGCAACTTGGACAAAAAATCAAACAAATTACAACACAACTTCAAGTAGAACAAAAAGCTACACAAAAAACAACACCACCGGATATTACACGACCTTCAACACAGATGCGTACCCCAGACAACGCATCCATCAATAAAGAAGATTTAGGTACAATACAACAACAACTACAAGAAGCCGATACAACGCACGAAGTTGGTCAGCCGTCATTTCTCGAACGTGTGCTTCCTCAAAGTGTGCTTGATAGTGCTCACACTGCACAGAACTTCATTTCAGGCAGCGCACCGACTGATATAGATACTACCACGGGTGGTGCCGCACCCGTGGTAAAAGGTGTTGTACAGGGTCTTGACAGCATGGTAGGTGCTATAACTCGTCCTGTAGGTAAAGCACTGGAGTGGTATGGTCTAATACCTGAAGCGCTCGGTGTTGTCCCTGAAGGTACAGGGAACGTGTCTTCATCTGTCGGTCAGGCGCTACAGTCACCCGCAGCTACACAGCCAATCGAGAACACCGTAACAGCCGGACAAGGCTTTCACCCATCAGAAGGCCCCGCTGCTGTGTTACAGCACGTGATTAGTAGTGTAGTAGGGGCAGCAGCACCTCTGGCACTCTCAGCACGCCTCTTGCCGCTATTAGGCGCAGGTTTCGAGTTACCAACTTCTGAGCAAATCATACAGGCGATGAGATTAGGTCGTAACGGTGCATTAACTGGTGAAGCGGCAAAGGCACGTGGCATAGGGCCATGGGGTCAGTTTTTTTCAGAACTTGCTGGTGGCGCTATGGAACCGAAACAGGTAGTGCAGATATTCAGAGCACTGCGAGAGCGACCTGAATTGCGTAGTTACCTGACAGCATCAACAGGTAAGATACTTGATAAAAATACGAAAAACGTGGGCCAATTCGCAGAACAGGCTTTTGGCGGTCGCCCACTTTCAGAGCAATTTGCCAGCCCTGAATCGACCAATCCTGGTACACTTGAGCGACGAAAAAATGCGTTACAGAATTTTGTAGGTGAACAACAGAAATCAGTTTTTGAAGCGCAGCAAACAGCACAAGAAACAGCGCAAACTGCCGCCACAGCTCGTGATCGTCTTCATGTGCTTAACTCAGGTGCCGTAGAACGTCAGTTCGCTGCTGATGATATCGCAGCGTCTCAAATCGAAAATGCACAACAAAAAATGCAGGATATTGAGGACAAAATTACACAGGTGCGTAATAGTGGTGCTATTGATGCACATGAGCAAGAAGTTGCACTTGTGAGGCAAAAAGCTGACGTGCGCGACCAGTATACGCAAGCAACACGTGCAGCGAGAGATGCACATAACGCTATCGCAGATACAATATACAATGATAACAAATCTGTACAGCGTAGTATCGCAGATATTCAAGATCAATCAGAACAACTTGCTGCTGCAAATACAAAAACTATCAATGATGTGCTTGACTACGCACAAAAAAACGCAGCAAAAGTTGGTTCTGAGGTTGCAAACGCTGGAAGTAGGCAAACAGATGTGGGTCGTGGTTTGCTCGAAGCTGGTGGTACAAACTTACAACAATTTTACGACATTATTGTACAACGCATTAAATCTGTTTTAGGTCGGCAGTATGAGGATTTACTTGCAGATACAAACATTACAGGAAATGCCAAGAAATTAGATGAAATCATACAAAGGTATAAGCCAACTATTGAACCAGAATCAATTCCTACCGCAGAAGTAGCTGGTAGGTACGCACCGAAAGGCTTGCTAAAAGATTTTGAAAACAAGTTAGCACAGTTGGGTGAAAATGTAACAACAGTCTCCTTCAAAGATATACATGAGTTCAGGTCAAATGTGTACGATGAGATACGACGTACAGCGTATGGTGATCCCAGACGACGCTCGCTTATGCAGCTTGCAGGTGAACTCGAAGCGTACATCAATAACATCGGAGACGGGCACCCTGACTTACCGCAATACCGAACATTGAATGACAGTTATCGCACAGAAATTCGACGTGTAACTGGTGGACCCGGTTATTATACCCAACTGAAAAATCCAATTACGGGTGACGTAATTCATACACCTATTGAAGATGTAGCACACATCTTCGGACCCGGACCTACGCTTGAACGTACAACTGGTGTAGCAGCACAGCGTGCAAATAACTTCAGCACTTTTCTCCGTGATGTGGGCGATGTTGCTGAGTCTGCGCGTCTGCAAAATGATACTGCGACACAGAACATGGCAGAGGGCGCAAAAGCAGCTATATTTGACATTATTCGTAACCACTTTTATCAAAGTGTCATGAAGGATGGTGTTTACACACCCAAGCTCGCTGAAAAGTGGTTCAACGATTACAGCTCGTATCTCAATGAATCGCCAGAACTTGCAAGAATTTTTAGCACACCGAAAGATCGTCTCGCCGCAGTACGTCAGGTGGAAGCAAATGCACAGGCGGCACAAGAACTACCTCAGACATATATAGAAGCGATGCGTAAAGAGTTGAGTGCACGCACTATTGCAGATAGGGACGCTTTACGTGAGTCACAACGTGCCCGAACTGCCGCTACGGACAATGCCACAGACACGAGAGCACTCAGTAATGACATACTTGAAGAGGATCGTTTAGCACTTGCCCGTCAAAAAATTGAAAATAGCCAGAGAACCACAGAAGAGTTGACAAAGGCACAGCGTGCTCGTGATGCTGAGATCAGACAGGCAAAAATGGAAAGAGAAGCTACGAGACGAGATATTACACGCGAAAAAGTGAAGCAGCAAGATGTGGTGTATGACGCTGATAAGCGTGCAAAAGAAGCCGCAGACCTCGAAGCACAGGCGGTGAAATACTACAAAGAGACTTTTGGTAACACCGACGCAGCACAAGCATCACTGGAAGAAGACCTTGTGCATGAACACATCGGGTCACGTCCATCTGACATTATCGCACAGATGAATGACATCGGTGCGAATACGCCGGGTGGTGACGCACAGCGTGGGAAATACTTTGGGTTTTTCTTCCGCAAGGCTGGCGGTAATCAACATGGTGAAGTTGAGCAGGCGTTGTTACATGAAATGTGGCGACAATTTCTAGGAACAGATGCCGAAGGTAGACTGAATCCTCCTGACGTAGATAAAGCTGAAAAATTTATCACAAGAAATAGTCAGTTCCTTCGTGATTACTACCCTGACTACTATGATGACATCACCAAAGTACACAGTGTTTTGAAGGAATTACAAGATTTACGTGATTTGTCGAACAAACTTTTCCCCGGTGGCGGTTCGCTCTTTTCACATGCAAGTGTCGCATCTGGTGCAGCATACGCTCTGCACATCCTGGGGGCAATACCCTGGAATGCTGCGGTAGGTATTATTTTGGGATACGAGATTCCAGCTAACTTGCTCTGGCGACGTAGAGTAGCGGGACTCTCGAATATATATCTCAATGCAGACAACGCAGCTCTCGTGCGTAACAACATACTCACAAAGAATCCAGTGCCAAATGTCGCCAATGGAGCCGCGTACAGTATAGCAGTGCGTTCTGGTATTATCGCACGCGAAGCTGCTGATTTAGCAAAAAGTGAGTAACACTTTCTAGTAGGAGTTTTTCCATGGCACATGAAGCTGCTGTCCAGGTGGTTAATACAATACACGAACAACTCGCTGGAATTGTTCGTGACGCCATAAATGCCCTGAAAGATGGACACATAGATGCGATGGAAGGTATGATGCTCGGTATGCGAGCAATGAGCTTATCAAGCGCCATCATCCCTTTACTCGGACAGGCAACACCCCAAGTACGCAATGATGTGCTATATGTACTGGAGCATGGGCAAATTGTCATGCCCGACACTCCCTGACAACAACACTTTTCATTGAATGTGGGAAATACTCTATGGCGCAATCCACTCCATTTGCAGATGTTTCAGCAGTCTTTTTCGCTCTGCAATGTATCGGCGCACTCTTTGCTTCTTTCCTCTGGTGGTGGATGCGTGATCTAGTACGGCAGTTTCGGGAACACGATGCTGCCGCAGATCGAGCCATGGGAGCCATGCGAGAGCAAATAGCTACACTCATGGCGTTCCAGCAATCTATGTCTCAATCACTTGATGAGCTGCGTAATGAAGTACGCGAACTTCGGCACGCTTTAATCGAGCGTAGGTGATGTGCGGAATGTCTGGCGGACTTTACAAAATTGTTTACTCATCCTGGCAAATATCTGGGCGTTTCGGCAATTATGGCGAGTGATGCGATACAATGAAAAACCTGCTGTATTTTATTCTATATTACTATTTTTTGTAATAGTTCTCTGGTTTTACAGTGTGTATGAGTTGCAACATGATACTGCACAATTTGTGTGGGGAAATAATGGAAGTCACATTTATCACTGGTCAGGTTGTCCCAACTATCCTGCACAGGTAAATCCTCTTTCAAATTGGCAGCGCTTTAACAGTCGCGCAGATGCAGAGGCGGCGGGTTTTCGTCCAGCACGTAATTGTCCTGTGAGTGTCCCGTCCTCAGAGAAAGAACGTTAGCGACGGGACGCCACATCAGTAACATGGTCAGTTGTCAGTGATTGAATTTACGATGCTTAACAGGAGATCACGGTAGGCTGGAATCGACCCAAAATGTTTGGTGACGGTTTCAGCACTCGGCATGTGCTCCTCAGTGCAAAAATCCTGTATTCTGGGCACATGATGATGTGCTTGAAAAAAAAGCACTCCCAACGCAAGACAATCGAAGGGAGAAAAAATAATGCCAGTTGAAAATTCTTTCCCTTCGACCTTGTATCGGTACTTTTTACAACAGTAGTGACGAACCATTAAAGCGTGGGCGGCTTTTTTATCTGTGACGGGTAGTGTTGCCATCGCTTTTTCTGTTAACGTTTAATAAGTGGTGGATTACGCACACCGAAATAGACACGGTAGTGTTTATTACCAGCCGCGTCTGTATCGTCTCTCCGCGTCTTCAAGATGTAAACCTCACCGCTGTACCACTGGTTTGAAAGCCAGTAAGCTACTGCTTGCCACAGCGTAGGCTCATCAAGAGCTAAAGTCAGGACGCGCAGCTTTTTTCCGTCTTGCAGAGCTTCACTTTTGCTCTGGATGATAGGATCAAGAGTGGTTAAACTCCGGTTGGCCCAATAGGTAATAGCTACCCAGAGTTCATCTACCGTCTCAAACTCAAACTCTCCTGTGTCGGTCCACTCAACACTTTGATAGGCATGAACCGGAACGATAAAAATCAACAACAACATCAGACAGATTATCAGCATTTTTTGACGTAGCACAATTGGGGTCTCCTTGTTTTATACGCCACGAAAGTCGTCAGACTTTGGAAGTTGAACTTCAACATCACTAGGAATAATCAACTCACCTTGCAGAGCCACAGCTTGAATGGCACGCATACTCGCTTCTTCAAGATGTGTGAGAGCAAGACTCTGTGAGCGCCCCGCTGGTGTCGTGCGTAAAATGAGCGCACCGAGGTCAACAACCTTCTCACGAATCTTTTCCATCGTATCGGCTTGCACCCCGTCTACCTTATGGTAAAAAAGCGGTGTAAGTCGCTGTGCTTCTTCTGTGGTTAAGATTGTCATTTCTTCCTCTTTTCTTGTGTTGGTGCATCGCACCGTATCGTTTCATCTCCGATTTGTACCAGCTGCAAACCATTCGGTAATTTATAGACGGCAACAGCCGCACAGTAACCAGCTTTGAATCCTTGATCCCACTCTGTAATTTTTGTAGCTGCACTAACCCACACAACGACACTCAGGATGAATATCAAAATCAATTCAACAGTGTAGTATCTAGTAATCCTCTTCCTCCCTTTCCTCCTTCTCAGCTTTGATGCGCTCATTTTCTACCTCAATTGCAAACAATCCAATTTTGTAATTGAGGTATCGACCGACAAGGTACGCCGCGATGAGCCACAACACAGCAAACAATAACAAAGGTCCAATCTCAAATGTCATAATCTCTTCCTTTAGTCTTCCTATTTACTCAGGCACCCCCCCAGATTGCACACGTATGATCTTCCTATTTGGTAATTCATATTTCCTAACTGCAAAGTCTCCCAACATGGTTGCTTAATAAAGTCGAGAGAGACGCCATGAAAGAACTCTCCCTCCCTCTCCCCTTTCGGCATCGATACTGCCTTGAGGGCGTAACACCACCCCACGGCAGGCTCACCATGAAACCACTGACGTATGATATTCCTCGCATCCTCAGCGGTCCCCCCTCGCCCCTCGAAATACATCGCCCATGATTCCCCACCCTTAGAATCAGCGCCGGAGTGGAAGTTCCCCTCTTCGGCATAGCCCTGCTCACTCAGGCCAAGACAGAGCATCAGAAGTACGATAGTTAAAAGCCAGACAGATAGTCGCGTCATCACTTTCCCCTGTTTACTCATTCCACACCCTTGTGAGTATTCAACCGCTTTGCAATAGCCACAAGTGCTTTGGCATAGATTGGCTCAATTTTCTGTTGAAACTGCTTGGGTGTGTCGCGCCGTATTGTATGTTCTACGTAAGTTACCTTCTCCAGAATCGCTCGTATATGATGGATGTCGGCAGCAGAAGAATCTTCATCCAATAAAAGTGGTAACTCATTACTCACAACACTACTCCTTTAATCTTCGTGCTGATCTTTCTGTCCCTGCTCATATCCTCGCTCCCAACCTACTTCGTATGCCACTTGTAAATGATCGACCATGCTTTCAAGTAGCTCACGATCCAAGCGACCTACACGAGAAAACAATTGACCGATCCACCGCTGAAAATGTCTCTCTTCTGTGCTGTCCATTAGCTGCACCCCGCACTCATACCGCATGTATCGCACACGAAACAGTTACCAGTACGACGAAGCATTAAAACACCGCAGTCAGGGCACAGTGGTGCATCGTGTGATTGCAGTGCCGGACCAGCTTCATTGTCGTCCGTGCTCGGCTGCACTACATCGCCGTCAAATTGGATAGAAAGCCAGCGAAAAATATAGTCAATCACACTACTTGCCATAGGTAGCTTTGGATTACCTGTAAAACCTGATGGCTCAAACCGAGTGTGACGCAGCTTGTCAGTAAGCACAGACAGGGGGACGCCGTATTGAAGCAGCAGTGACGTGAGTACACCAACGGTGTCCATCAACCCCCGCACTGTGCTACCTTCTTTTGACATGGTGATGAACAGCTCGCCGGGCCTGTTTGTATCTGGGTACATACCAACATTCAAATATCCCTCATGATTACCCACCTTAAATTTGTGGTTGTGTGCTGGACGATCCACAGGAAGTCGTACACGCGGAGGTTGTGCAGGTGTAATTTCTTCGATGTTAAACATAGCTTTTGCGAGATTTTCACTCGCTTCTTGGATAGGGTTCACTTTGGGTAAGTACCAGTTCGTATCTGGCTCCGCCCATCTGATTTTACCAGATTTCAATGTAGCGATATCCGAAAACTGTTCTGGTGGAATTTGTGCAATGGGTGCAGCAGATTGCTGCACAGTGACGGGTTGTACGGTTTTACAACCATCACGATACACGGCCACAGACTTAAGCCCAAGCTGCCACGCTATAATGAACGCTTGTTCAATGTCTTCAACAGTGGACTCATTTGGCATGTTGATAGTCTTTGACACAGCGCCACTGAGTAAGGGTTGCACAATGGCTACCATCGCTATGTGATCACGCCAGGAGATTGTGTTGTCTCCAAGTGCTGTGGCAAACACCGCCATGTGCGTCGGGTCCAGTAAGCCACTCTCAACACTGTGCTGTAATGAGCCCGTGTTTTCAAGTTCAACCTGTATTTTGTTACGTGTGTGTTGATCGTAACCAAGTGCGGTGAGTCCGGCCATAAAAGACTTATTGATCATTTTGACAGAGCCGCCGCCTACAAGTTTTTTATCCTGAATAAGCCCCAGGCACGGCTCAATGCCGGTCGTTTCACAGTCCATCAGAAAACTGATCGTGCCCGTTGGCGCAAGCAGTGTGACCTGGCAGTTACGAAAACCGTGCTCTTTGCCCATCTGTAGGGCCTTGCGCCATATATCAGCCGCGTAAGGTCGTCCGTTTTTTTTGTGCTTTTCAATGACTGCCAACATTTCGTCACCGTTCTCAGGATAACCAGAGAAAGGCCCTTTCTTCTTTGCAATCTTAGCCGATTGTAGATATGCCTCACCTGTCATGAGTGAGGTAATGTCACACGCCGTCAAACGTCCAGCCGCGCTGCTATACGGCAAGCCTTTCGCCATGAGCAATGCGCCCAAATTTGCATAGCCTAGACCAAGAGAACGAAAGTCGTGCGAGTTCTTTGCAATGCTGTCCGTTGGGTAGCTCGAACGATCTACGATAATGTCCATCGCTGTAATGAGCACATCAACGGTGTGCTTAAATGCCTCTGCATCGAAACTGCCGTCCGGTCGTAAAAATGGTAAAAGGTTGATTGAGGCCAGATTGCAGGCTTCATCAGGTGGTCGCATAAATTCGGAACATGGATTTGTCGATACTATTCTTCCTTGTCCTGGTGTAGTGTGCCAACTATTGATTGTATCGACAAAAAATAACCCAGGATCACCACACATCCATGCGGCAGAGGCTATTTTATGCAACAAAAGACCTTTCTCACCGTGCGGTCTTGGCCAAGATGCAAGTTGCATGAAGTCATCGGTAACACTTACACTGTTGTTTGCATTTTGAAATGGGATGTACTCCTGTACTGCACTTTCCATGCTTCCATCATATCCCGCGTCAATTAACGCATGAGCCATTTCTTCCGCTCTGACTTTACACCAGATAAACTCTTCAATATCTGGGTGATCGTGGTCCATAATAACCATCTTCGCGGCACGTCGTGTTGTGCCGCCCGACTTGATGACACCCGCATTGGTGTCTGCACCGCGCATAAAAGATACCGGGCCGCTCGCTTTACCCCCACTTGTAATTGCCGCATTTTTTGGACGTAATTTTGAAATGTTGACACCAGCACCGGAACCATTCTTGAAAATCATCCCTTCGGTGCGGTACCACTCAAGAATGGACTCCATGTTATCTTCAACGTCCAAAATGAAACAAGCACTACATTGTGGTTCTGTTTGTACTCCTACGTTGAACCACACAGGCGAATTAAAAGCTGCGAGCTGGTGAAGTAAGATAAAGCACAACTCTTGATTGAAAATGATGGCATTCTTGTCGTCAAAATAACTATCAAGTAAACCCCACGTCGCTATTGTATTAACTACACGTTGAATCATTTGCCGTACCGAGGTCTCTTGTACACCGTCCACCACACGAAAATACTTACTGGCAACGATGTTCGACGCTCGAACAGACCAGGAAATTGGGAACTCTGCGTCTCGCATTTCAAAAGCAATACTGCCGTCATCGCGTTCAATTTTGACGTGGCGTTTTTCCCAAATTACTAAATCAAATGGGTTTACACTTTCTTTTGTGAAGTATCCTGGTATTTCTAGCAGCGACATCATGCACTCCATTTCGCAAGTGTATCAACGGTAACTTTTTCTACAGCGTTGAGTCTTTGTGCGATTTGCCCAAGTGGAAAATGGTCTTTATGCCTACTCCAAAAACCAGCACAGCACACATCATCTGAGTGGTGACAAATGCGGTGACCTGTGAACTCGCCTGCCATACGTGGGTCGGCAACTTGATTTTCCAGCGCTTGTACATCCAGTGGACTTTCTTTTCTGTAGATACAAGTTGCACACATGGATTTTTGCACGCGGAACATCAGTTTTTTCCATTAAAGCCTGGTATGTACACCAATGGCGGCTTCTGTACTTCGCTGCGAGACTTCTCTAAAGCCTCCATCGCCGCATTCAAAGCCATCTCCTGTGCTGTTATCAACAACCTGAGAACAGCAAACCAACCACCTCCTATATTAGCGTGCTGCATTTGCACTGTGGGTGTGTCGCTGCCAGGTTGAGGCGGCAGCACATCAATAACAAGTCTCGGATGATCAACTTCATTTGGTTGGCTCATAGCACACCTCTTTCGATTCCAGACGCTCAATTTCCATTTGTGTACAGCAAAACCAGGCAACTTTGGCGAGATCGTCTTCAGGCTCTCCGTTCCTACATTCACCGACATACTCACCTGTAGTAAGCAAGTGAATGTAAATTTTTAGGTGTTTTAGTGCGTGATTAGCCCTTTCAATTTGAAAAGGTGTATTGTCTGCGCCCAGACGCCAGTTGTCACGCCCGTACTTCACTTCACCTTCTCTGAACACCGCGCCAATACGCTTTTCCGCCTCAAGAGGTATCTGCGTCAGGTCGTATGGTTCCACATCGGTGCGAGCTGCGGCGTCTTTGGTTTTTACAGTAGGCGTCAAAGGAGTGTTCTCGCTCAAACCACAGTGTACACACTGGCGTGTACCGTTGCTGTAATCAATGAACTCGTGACCTTTGCACAAATCGTGACCTTTGCGTAACTCGTGTGCAATTTCTTGGGGAGTTTTCATAGATGGTGACTCCAAAATTTTGCGGATTTTATTACATTCTGGGCAAGTGTCAGTTCTGTAATACCCGTGATATTTACACGTATACATCGGCATCAATTATACGCCTTCGTAGGCCCTTGCTGGCCCTTATATCTTCCTACATAAGACTGCACAGTTCTCTCTGTCAGTCGATCATAAACGAGCTGCACAATACGCTCCCCCTGTGCTATACGAACGGGTAGATGTGTTTCGAGTTCGAGTGTAATCTGTCCCTCAAATCCTGGATCGATGAAACCCGCCATTTTATGCCCGAGCCCTTTTCGTGCAGGGGATGAACGCATTTGCAAAAATGCACAGTGTGTGCTGGGTACAATGATGTTCTCAATCGTAGAGCACAGGTAAAAATACCCAGGTCTGAAGGTATATTTCTCACCGTCAAACAACCTGACTTCGCGCCAGTCTACAAATTGATCTTCTCTCGTGCACCAAAACAAGAACCGTAAATGACACCACAAACGACGCCACCGCGAAGGTCTCTTTGCGAATTTAATAATGTTGTGCAGTCGCAAATCAACGGACGCCGGACCCACATTGTTACGCACATAACCAAACTCTGCTGCATGTTTTGCCAACCATTGATGCGGCTCAACCGCCATTACGCACGCTCCTGAAAAAGATTCGGCCAACGTTCAATGCACTTATTTTTCCACAAAGATGCCAAACGTTGAAACTCCAGGTCTGCATATTCGTTGGTACGTTCAAGGAAAAGTTTTTTAAGTGCTTCCGGGTTGGTTGTCCACACCAGAGATGTCATCGCACTGTGCGGCAAGAAAGACGAAGCAGCTTCGTAGATACGTTTACGGTTGAGACCTTTGGGGTCTTTTCCTTCGTGCATCTCACGATAGTTATGCTCTTGTTGGTGTATGTACGCACGATAGTTGTTGTAAGCCGCTAACATACTGTCTTGGAAAAAACTGGTATCAGCTTCACTGTGGTATACCCATGGGTGTACCACGAACCAACCAGGGTGCTCGACATAGCGTGTCGATTCTTGTGACGGCGAACCTTCCTCATCACGATCAGCGCCAACGTAGTGTCGGATAAGTTCGTGTGTCAATCGACGACTGATACCAGAAAGAAAAAAGGTCATTTTGGGGTGATACATGAGAGATTTGTGAGGTATTTGACCGAGTTGTGTATTAGCGATGTATCCAGCGTTGTCTGGTGTACCCGCTTTAGCGCCAAATGAATAATAGCATAATCGTCCACTCAACTCGACAAGAAGCTCATTGTCAGTGATCTGTCGTGTGCGCTCCCAACCTTCATGGGGAAAGAGCATTGCTTTACACCACGCATCACCTTCAAAATCAGAAAACGCCTTGGCATAGCCAGACGGGTAACACTCAGGATGTGCCTCTCTTATACTTTGAATTACCTGTTGCAGTGCCCCAGGAATGAAGCGTTGTTCGCTCAAAGGTATGACTGTAGGCTCCGTGACAATATGTATCACCCTGTGCTCCTATTCAAGTGGTGGTATGTCAGGATTGAGGCGTAACAGCTCAGTGGCAAGCTCAGAGGCATAAGAGCGAGAATGATCATAATAAGATTTGACATCTTTATAATTGGAGAGCTTTTGTGCAGTCGCACGTAGCTGCTTAATTTTTCCCAACAATCACACGCATTCTTCACTCGTTTCCAATGGGTACCTCACTACTCCCCTGTGCCATTTCGAGCTGTTGTTTCAGCACACGGAGCGCGAGTCGGATCACCTCTGTGCGCCACCGCAAACCTGTAAGCCTGTGCAATTCGTCAATCAGCTCTAAATCATCTTTATAGAGATAGAGACCGATTTGCTTCTGTCCCGAAATTGTCGATGGTATATATTTCCTCGTCACGTGTTCTTCCAAACGCTGCCGGGTAGAGTTGTTTAATTGTCTCACCAACCTCAAATGCGTATCTTGTGATTGTATCTTCCTTTGCATCAGGGAGATTACGTGTGATTATACGCCCGTGTGTAATCAAATTTGCTTGAATACACCACTGAGGTACCTCACTGCTGTGTGCGCCGTAGAGTAGACTTACGACATACGTTGCACTTGCACGCTTGGCAATAGCCGCTACATAAGCCAGAGGTCTCAAAACACACTCTCCTTTATGGTATTCACTAGAAACAGGATGCTCCAAGAAACTGTGTAATATGTACACGGGAATCCGATAAGTACAATAAACCAGTCAATCCAATCTTTAAGTAATGGTGCGGTGTTCTCGCTTCCACACTGTTTTGAATTTACGATAGAGCGCATACACACCGCGACGACGAATAACACCAGTACGGTTGTCTTTTTCATAATACGCACCACTCATGTCGTAGTTTACACTGGTTGCAGCTCTACGTAATATCTTTGCGCGTTTTCCTGACATGAACAGTCACCTCAAAATTCACGTAAAAAGTACGTTAACCGGAGCCGTCGCCGTCGCCGTCGCCGGAGCCGTAGCCGTAGCCGTAGCCGTAGCCGTCGCCGTCGCCGTCGCCGTCGCCGGAGCCGTAGCCGTAGCCGGAGCCGTAGCCGTAGCCGTAGCCGGAGCCGTAGCCGGAGCCGTCGCCGGAGCCGTAGCCGTCGCCGGAGCCGTAGCCGTCACCGTAGCCGTTACCGTAGCCGTTACCGTTACCGGAGCCGTAGCCGTCTCCGGAACCGTAGCCGTAGCCGTAGCCGTAGCCGTCACCGTAGCCGAAGCCGGAGCCGTCGTCTATTCTTTCCATGTGTATATTTTCACTTATTTTAGCCGTAGCCGTAGCCGTCACCGTTACCGTTACCGTTACCGTAGCCGTAGCCGTAGCCGGAGCCGTCACCGTTACCGTAGCCGTCGCCGTCGCCGGAGCCGTAGCCGTAGCCGTCGCCGGAGCCGTAGCCGTAGCCGTAGCCGTAGCCGTAGCCGTAGCCGGAGCCGGAGCCGGAGCCGGAGCCGTCGCCGTCGCCGTCGCCGTAGCCGTCGCCGGAGTCGTCGCCGTAGCCGTAGCCGTCGCCGGAGCCGTAGCCGTAGCCGTCGCCTATTCTTTCCATGTGTATATCTTCGCTTATTTTAGCCGGAGCCGTAGCCGTAGCCGTAGCCGTCGCCGTCGCCGTCGCCGTCGCCGTAGCCAGAGCCGTAGCCGTCGCCGGAGCCGTAGCCGTCACCGGAGCCGTAGCCGTCACCGGAGCCGTAGCCGTCGCCGTCGCCGGAGCCGTAGCCGGAGCCGTAGCCGGAGCCGTCGCCGTCACCGTAGCCGTAGCCGGAGCCGGAGCCGGAGCCGTCACCGTAGCCGGAGCCGTTGTCTATTCTTTCCATGTGAATATCTTTACTTATGTTAGCCGTCACCGGAGCCAGAGTCGTAGCCGTAGCCGTAGCCGTAGCCGTAGCCGTCGCCGTAGCCGGAGCCGTAGCCGTAGCCAGAGCCAGAGCCAGAGCCAGAGCCAGAGCCAGAGCCAGAGCCGGAGTCGTAGCCGTCGCCGGAGCCAGAGCCAGAGCCAGAGCCGGAGTCGTAGCCGTCGCCGTCGCCGTCGCCGGAGCCGTAGCCGTCGCCGTAGTCGGAGCCGGAGCCGTAGCCGTAGCCGGAGCCGGAGCCGGAGCCATAGCCGTAGCCGTAGCCGGAGCCAGAGCCGTAGCCGGAGCCGGAGCCGGAGCCAGAGCCGGAGCCGTAGCCGTTGTCTATTCTTTCCATACAGGCACTTTTGCTATGGATTCTTTTGCCTGTGGTGTAACAGCCAGAATTTCAATAGCCTCTGTCAAAATAACTTCTTTGACCTCCGTAGGAAACTTACAATCTTTTGGTTTCTTGACTCCTTCCATAGCAAGTTGTGACAAGCTAGCCGCCCCTGCCCAATACCAAATACGGCGTGCGTCAGTAAGCGTCACTTCTTTGTCATCACGAGCCGCTAGAGTACCTGCAAAAACACCAGCAGAGTATGTACGACAAATAACGTAATCACCGATTTTCGTACCAACATTTTTTTGCTCGTGATTTGAAATCCACTTCTTTATTAAGGTCATTTCTTCTGTATGACCCCAATTCTCACTTTCAAGATCACCAAGTAATCGTTCCCAATTCATACTAAATTCTCCTTTACAGACAGTAAAAAACCACAGGTTGTAACATCATACACCGGGATGGTGCTACAACCTGTGGCGAAGTGGTTGAGAGTTATGCAAGTTGCAATGGCGGCTGAGTGTGTACGGCAGCGTTCTATACGCACAAAGTCACAATTGAAACACTCCCAACCCGGCAACTAGCTACGAGCTAGCCACCGTTTCTCAATGCTACAAAGTGTTTTTACAACATAGCCGTATGCTGGCTTGTTTACACAGAATGTGCCTACTAGAAATAGACAAAATCCGCACTTTGTAGCAACTGCGAGGGTGTGAGTCGAACACACTGATTTTCAGGTTCAAAGCCTGACGGGCCACCGTTGCCCCATCCTCGCAACCGACATTAGATACTATACCACCATAGTATTATCTATGCAAATAAATTTTACGTATACACCATCTCCTTCGCCGTAGCCTCAAGCACTTTTCGCTCAGGGAGTTCCTTGAACTCTTTCTTTTCCCCGTAATTACTTCCCATACTGAACTCAGCGGGTACACTGAGTGCTACACCGTCATATTCACGTTCGACCTCAAGATGACTTTTGAGAAACATCGCCACGTCGTACACTTCGTGTGGTGGACAACTGCATACAAGTGCATCGTGCTCCTGCATCATAACGACACTTTGCATATTTTCCGCATTCAACCAATTCCAGAGTGGCACCAGGGTACCGATATTGGTCAAATCCGCACACTCGGATTGCGGAAGAAAGTTATAACCTTTTCTGAAGAGATCGTCGTTCATCTCTTCGTAATGCACATCCCATATCCGGTCCCAACTATTTTTCAGGTATTTCTTGGTTCGCAGTTCTCGGCGTATCAATTGCTGCCATAACCTGATAGCAGGAAAGGCTCTATAGTAAGCTTCAAGCAGCACATCGCATTCTTCTGCCAGGTATGGCGTACCATCAGGATGTAGCGCACCATCTTTCATCAATCTGTCAGCCATCGTCTTCCCTTGCATGTCTCGCATGGCTGCGTGATTGACTGACTTTGCCATTTGCCTCTCTTCAGTGCCTTTCCCCACCTGTGCTATTGGCTTGTTGAACACAAGTGATGCAACGTAACTATGTTGATCAAAGTCGATACGTGCGCGTCCGAGCTTAATTAAGTCCGGGTCTTTTGTGCGTACAAAAACTATGCGACCTTCAATTTGTGAGGCGTCAGCTTCCAATATGACGTGACCCGGTTCCGGCAGCACAGTGCGACGTATAGAAGGCCACTTCTTTGTGGAATCATCCCGGCTTGTATTTTGACTGTTCCTCCCTAGACCGTTGGGCGCTTTGCTGCTCGCTAATCGTGCCGCTTCTGTGTTGAGCTTCAACGTGAATCTGAAGCGACCATCGGTGTCGAACGTATTTGGGTAGAGAAAAGAGGCGAGTTTTTGGGCTTTATTGTGGTCAGCAGCGAGGTCTAGTATTTCGGTGATAGTGTGATCATCGGCGTACTGAAGTCGTAGCGTTCTAAGAGCCACTGCGTCAGCACTTGCCGTTTCCTCTCCTCCGCTACGGCGTCGTACCTGAACAGGAAGACCCAACGTCCCGTACAGTAACTCCTTTAACTGTGTATTGGACACTGTTTTTTCTTCGATGGTCTGCAGCGACTTCTCGACTTGCTCTTTCCCGTACTTCAATTCAAGTCGTGCGAGAGTATCAAAAGATTGCTCAGGCGATTCCACCAAAGCATCATACACTGCTTTGTCACGCTGTGTTGACAATGTGTAAAGTGGTTTCCCGGCCAGAGTACCCAGGTGATCACGGGTACGTCTGGCGATTTCCAGTAGTCGGTGCAACGTCGCTTCGCGGTACTGGTGATCAATGCGTACTCCCCGTAACATGATGTCAAGAATGGGATCATAAAGCGCTTCGTAGTGTCGTTTGTAGAACTCTACACAACTGTTACACTGTAACTGCTGCCACAAAATGTCATGAATTTCCTTCGTAACACAACTGTCCATACCACAATAGTGATAGTACGACTCTTCGTTTTGTTTAATAAGCACAATGTCGTGACCCTTACCTTCGTCCTTATACCACGGCTCCCAGGTATAGCGCGAAGTAAGGAACTCCAGTGATTGAAGCGAAGCAGGATCAAGAGCGTGATGGATGCACATCGTGTCACGTATCTCGCCGTATACCGAGAATCCTTCGCGCTCTAGCCACCACCTATCAAACGACACAAAGTTGTGGCCGACTTTTATACACGGTGACGCACAGAGCACACGAATGACATCATCGACACCTTGACCGAACGGCAGCACCAGAGCTGTGTGCTTATCGAAAGCAAAGCTCACGCAGTAAAGTTGGCGCTTTCCGTTAATCTTTGGCGTCTCAACGTCAATCGCCATTACTTCCTTTTGCCCCTGTGCCTTCTCCATGAATGTTTTGACCGTTTGACGTAATCCCTCTTTGTCCGTATAAGGTGAAATGATGTTTCGTTTTGGGGGGATGGCGCATCCACAGTAGTCGTGATGTGTTGTGTGGTCGTGTGCGAGTGCGGCGATTCGCTCCCAATCAAGTCTGCTGCATTTTTCAAATGCCGGTCTTTTACGAATGATTCCGGGGTGGACAATGCCGACAACTTTTTTCCCTCGCCACTCGTAGACACTTCCTCTACGGCGACTAATATCTCTATGACTGGTAAGGGTTTCAAGGGCCACATTGCCAACACAGACGACAACTCTTGACTCAATGCAGCGTGAAATTCGCTCCAGGGTATCAGCTTGGTGTTGATGTAGTACTGCGGGATCAAGTTTATCAAGAGAACCCCCCGGTACGGGATAATACGGGTAGAGGTATTCAAAGCGGCAGTGGTCCGGCCTTAAACCTGCAAGCCACATATGTTTCCGTAGTCGCTTGCTTGTTCGTCCATTAAAGTACGTGTGTGCTTCGTAGTCATCGTGGTCAGGCGACTCACCGAGTACAACGACTTTTGCCGTCATTGGACCGTCACCAAGCAGAGGTGCTTCAATGGGTGGGACTGTATCAGGCAATACAACGGGCACGCCCAATGCCCGTTGTAGTAATGCCTCAAGACGTGTCACGCAGACAGGCGCTCTAAGCGAAAATCGTTTACAGGGATGCATGCCACTTTTGCACCACCCAAAGCACGTGGATGTTTCATATCCGAACCATAAACAATTGATACACCTTCACTTTTTGTTAAAACATATGTTGTCATGAGCTTTGTCGACTCTTCACTTTCCGTTGCCAGCCCTAGCGCGTGCTGTGCTCGCTGCCTGGCAATTTTCTTCCCTGTTTTCCGGCACGGGTTATCACGAGGTCCGCAAATAGCAATACCCACCGCTGTGCAATCGGTCGTGCGAATGTAGCAAACTGTGATACGCGGCTCTTTCTGTGTTTTGTGCTCACCTTCTGGTGTCGTCCAATTTTTCGTTGTGTAAAAATACTGATATTCGATCTTGCAATCGTGTTCGGCCATTTTTTGTGCTCCTGTGAGAAAATTACAACATCTAACCAGACTACCAATCTTGCTGTTGTAGTCGCTCTTCTCAGCGTCTTACTACTTACGGTGCGTTCGCATAGTACGACGTGCCAACTTCTGCCGTATACGTGCTGCCCGTTTTTGTTGTTTGAATTTAGACCGTATAGCGCGACGAACACCCGGCACCTCCAATTTTTGTACCGGAATTTTCGGTGCAAGTTTAGGTGTACCAAGAAGACTACCTGTGAATAGACCAAAAATACGCTTCAAACTTTTGATGCTCACTGCATTACTCCTTCTAGTAGTTCCACAAATCTGCTTCGGAACACGTCAAACCTTCCGGGTCATCACATAAACCCGCGTCTTCAAGCTGACGCTCTAATTCCTTCACCTTTTCTTCTAGAACATCCAGACGTGTCTTGAGTCGTAAAAAAGCACTCCGTAACTTTTCTTCGTCGATCATCACCACCTCACAGCATTCTTACTCGCTGGTTGTGCAAGAATGAGGTTTTCTCGTGCTCGTGTGATACCGACATAAAACACACGCCGCATTTCTTCGGCAGCGTCAGCACTGGCGCGAGCGGCAGAGCCAGCTTCCAGTGAGAAATCAGGGAAAAGAACTACGGTATCAGCCTCAGCACCCTTCAAACTATGCACTGTGCCAACAATGACACTCGGACGTGTTTGCAAACTTTGCACGCCGCGTCTGTGAATAACCTCGACAACGAAATCACGCAGCGTATCACTCCCTTTGACCGCATCAAGGTACCAGCGTAGATCTGGCTCAGGTGCGATGTGCTTCAGAGCATCAGGCACAAAACACGCTGCAATCAAATCGCTGATAGCTTCGTCACTTGCCCCGCTGTCCAGCTCTTTAATTTTGTTTTGCAGACCGCGTTGGAATATGCCAGTCACAGGAAGACCACCAGTCCACGCCTTGAAATCATCAGCCGTCCAGAAACGCGCATGCTCGCCCCATATGGCGACACTTGGCCTTGTGAACGCTAGCACACGATCTACAATGGTATTGCCCCGTCCACGCTTTTGCGGCAAAGGGTTCCACTTCCCGTTTGAAGGCCGTAACGGATTGTGAAATGGTATGCCCGCTTCTCGTAGGCACTTCAGTATGGGGTCAATCATGTAGCCGCAGGTCGCCACAAACATGATGCTCCTGTTGTTGTGTTGATGCTCGGTAATCAGCTCCTCTATCGACTGCGGTGTAAAATTGTTGTACGTAGGCGCTCCTTCGTACAGCACACGACCGGGGACCACTTTGCCGTCTTCGTCGGTGCGTGGTTCAAAGGACACACGCATCATTTTCTTAAAACGCTTCTGCCACTCCTGGCAATAGTCATATACCGCACCAGGAAGTCTGTACGAGTGTTGAAGCGGTTTGCGTGTGCTGTCGTGTGTTTGCCAGAGATTTTGCAGCAGCATTGGATCAGTGCCGCGATAGCCAAAGAGGCTCTGCAAAAAGTCACCAGCAAGCACAAGGTGTTCTGCCTTGTGCGCCCATTTCTCAATAAGCTGCATCTCCAAAGAACCCACATCCTGCCATTCATCTCCGATAATTACCGAAGGTTCTCCAGGTGCCGTATCCACTTCTTTAACGGCCTGTTCGAGCATATCAGTGAAATCGACATAGCCGCACTGCTTCTTCCAGTCTTCCCACCGTTTCGTAAACCCGGCTATATAGGTTGACTGCCAGAGTGGGGAGCTGCGTGGTAAGGCAATGGTTCGCAACCTGGCATATTCAAGTTTGATGGCATCCCCTTCTGTGCTACCTTCGGGCGCGGTGTAACCATCATCAGGATTTTTCGCCTGTCCCGAACCTGAGAGTTGATACGACGGGTACGCTTCGTTCCACTCTTTGAGCTTCGATTCAGCCACAATAGGCTGACCGAGAGCGCGATACGCAAAAGCATGCACTGTACCGAACTGTTGAAACGGTAACTCAATGTCACGTGCCGCTCGGTACGCTGCAGAGCGTGTGAGTGAGCACACGATGACGCGATCATGCCCGTACCGCTGTGCGGCACGTGTTGCCCACTCAGAGAGTGTGGTTGTCTTGCCTGTGCCAGGTGGTCCTATGATAATTGATACTTTTGCTCCCATGTTTCTTATCCCAATGTGGCAATCACAATAGCAACTAACACGATTTCCATGTCTTCAGCATTCCTTGCAATCACAGGCGGTACAATCTCTTTTACCCACTTATCATTGCGTAATTTGTACATCTGCGGACCTTTGAGCCACTTATTGAGCGCTGATGAAGCATCACAGTGGCGCTTGAATAAGCGTGGAATGCAATCTTTTTCAGGCACATCCCATGTATAGCCTTTCTTCTTACGACTCAAAGGAATGTAGTAGCCTGTGGATTTTTGACGTATAGCAAACATAGGCGTTAGTCCGAAGAATCTATTGTCTGTTCATAGCCGCATCTTCTGCATGTATACACGTGTAGACATTTTCCCACATTGCGGGAATGTCGCATAGCATGCACACACGTGACATTTGGCCCATTTGCGTCAACAAAACCCCAACCGTTGCACTGACCGCAAAATGCTTTAAAGTGACAATACTTATGCCTCACTTCCGCTGTGTCTTCCATACCACGAGGCACGCCGTGTGCATTTAACGTAAGGTTATGCCCACCGTACCCGTGACACTGCGGACAAAGTACATACGGCAGTTTGTAAAATTTTTCGTAGGTCTCTCTTTTGGAGTCAACAGATGGAAAATCAGTGAAAGCATCCGGGTCGCTCCATGTTATTGACATTACCAATTATCCTCATGCACATATTGATTGATACATAACCCATCCAGGTCTATTATCGCCCTGTGACGACCATAGACGTATCCCAACACAAAAGCACACGCACTTACAATGAGATACCACATTGTTCCTTCTCCTCAAGTACCGCATCCATTCCAATGCACGTCAAATACTCTGGCGAAAAACCTAGCTTGAGTTTCTGCAATAATCCGACTTTTTCGTAGACCTCCATATACGACTTCGTTATTTTTTCTTGACATTGCAGAGAACACGTAGGACTAAAATGCCCAGTTAGATGTGCTTTATTATTTTCACAGTGAATCCGTTGTCCACAACCAGCACAATAGGCTGACACTTTAGTCGTAAATGTCCTATCTCTCATCGTATGCACACACTTCATCAATGATTGCTGTCGATGCGATGTCCATTTCTCGCAGTGTGGCAATTATCCATGGTAAACCGTGTCCTTTAACAAGCCGCACCAGTGTGTCTTCGTCACTTGACGCACCGCCCTGCATTACAGCCAGCGTCTCTGGCCTGGGTGTTGTTTTCTTCTCGACACGCGCCTTGACTTTCTTTTCAAGTAATTCTTTTTGTGGTGTACTGGTACGGTTGGATTCTTGCACGACGCGCAAGCCGTCACTCACCGTAATTTGTTTTTCGGCAATTGCCTGATGTACTTCTGGTTCCGCTTCCAACATAGTTAAGCGTCCAGATACGTAGGAGATACTTTTGCCGATCTTCGCAGCAATACGCCGCAATTCCCAACCAAAACACTTGAGTCGGTTGAAAGCGTGTGCTTCTTCTATAGGATCAAGAGCCGCTGCGTTTATGTTAGAAGCCAGAGCACGCGCAAGTAACTCACCCTCATCCCGCGAGGTTTCAAGCACAGCGGGGATAGCAAGTATCTCTAATCCTTCATCCATGAGTTCCAGTGTTGCCCGTAAGCGCCTCTCACCATCCACCAGATACAACTCTGTGTCTTTACGACTGAGTAACACAGGCTTGTGATTGTAAAATCCGTTGTCGCGTATAGACTCTTTCAGCTCCTCAACGTCAAAACGTGTGCGCGGGTTCCATCCGGGTCGCACAATGATTTTGCGGGGGTTTACCTTAAAGAGATCTGTGGACCCCACATAGGCGTCTGTTTTCTTCATAGATGAAGACATGGTGCGCTCCTAATTACCTACCCAATACTGTATATCAGGGTGCTGTGATCGCATATCTGCAGAAATTTCATATAAAAAACCTTCCAACTTACTGCAATCACCTTCCAGGCCGGTGCAGTCACCTTCCAGGCCGGTGCAGTCACCTTCCAGGCCGGTGCAATCTCCCCACAACCTGCTGCAATTGCCCCGTAGGCCGGTGCAGTCACCTTCCAAATTAGCACAAGCACCACGCAACCCACTGCAATCACCCACTAACTCGCTGCAATCCCCTACTAATTCGCTGCAATCACCACGCAACCCACTGCAATCACCCACTAACTCGCTGCAATTACCACGCAACCCACTGCAATCACCCACTAACTCGCTGCAATCCCCTACTAACTCGCTGCAATCACCACGCAACCTGCTGCAATCGCCCCGCAAATAGGCGCAGTCACCACGCAAATTACTGCAATCGCCCCACAAATAGGTGCAGTTACCACGCAAATTACTGCAATCGCCCCTCAATAAACTATGTGGTCCTTCAATACGTGTATTCTGGCTTACATGAAATAACGGTTCACTGATTGCACGTTTCAAAGGTTTTATGTCCACGACACACTCCCTCAACTGATCACGACGCACTTTTTTTGTTTTTGTGGATGTTTGCCCACAATCCAACGATGTTCACATCCAGGCTAAAACTTCGTCCACAGTCACTACACGTGACCACCTCATCAACGTAGACCTCAACAGCTATGTCTTTACTGCAC